AATATTCATAAAGAATTATAAGCGTACGTTTATGAATATGAATAATATCATAGATTTTTTATTAAATAAATACAATAAGTGAAAACAATAATTGATTAATAATGAAAGCTAAAGATTTATCATCACAATTATCGGGTTTAATAGGCTCTACTGCTAATGGTGGATTTGGAACCGCACCATCACCAGGTATGTCTCCAGGCGGAATGAGCTATGAGGATTCTATACCAGAAGAGTTATAGGATCCAGAACCTATATTTGAAATGAATTATAAAAGCGAACAAAGACAGGCTATTAAAAAAGCAAAAGATTCAATAACCATTATTGTTAAAGAAGTTGTTCCAGAATCATTATAGAATTCTGCATTAATAAAGGATAAAATTAATTAGGATGCAGAACAATTAGGAAACCTTTATTATCAATATAAAAAGAAAGAAGTTGTTCACCAGGCATTAATGGAAACTATTGCTCGAGGAGAAACTGAAGCAAAACGTTTTGATGCTTTTGAAAAAATGTCGAAGTCATTAGAAGAGCTTGGAGAAAAAATAACAAATATGCAGAATCAATTCAGGAAATATTATATTGATACTTATCTTGATATGCAACATAAAGATGAAGAAGATGATTATATAAATTCTGGAGCAAATAAAGCAATAAGCAATGGTTCCGGAAATCCTCGAATAATGGATTCATCAGAAGTAGAGCCGCAAAATAATGAAAGCAATATTATTAGTGGTACTGATGAAGTTACTAAGATGCTTGCAGAGAAGAAAAGAAAAGCATTAATGGCAAAATATTATGAAGAAAAAAATAAGAGTGAATCAGAAGAATGATTCACTCTTTTACATATAATTTACCTTCGCCTTTATTAATCAATCTATTACCATAATTATCTATTGCCTATAATTCAATATTATTAACACCTAAATATTCTGTATTAATAGTGAGAATATTATTAATTGAACGTAATATTACAGAATCTTCATATGTATTAATAAAGCCTTCATTATTATCAGGATCATCAATAATAGATGTTGACCATTTCCATTTATATTGTTGAGTTTCTAAGAATGTTGCATTTGTTATATCTGGCTATACTATTACATGCCTTCCTTTATTAACGGTTATAGGGAAATCCTCATATTTGTATAAATCCTCATTTTCAAATAAATCTATATTAAACCATAAATTCTCCATATCATAGAAATCAAAGTCATAAACATAACCACTAAATGTATTATCTATATAGTCACCCATAAATAAACGCTATGGATTATATTTTAATTTTGTTTTCTGCGTTCTATAGCCTTTATAGCCAACATTAACAGAATATTCAGTAGCATCACCGACGACTTTTACTGCATAATGTACAGATTTTTCATATGGATAACTTATATATGTTTTTATATCAGACTATTCTATTAAGAATGTATCAACAATACCATTAAGCATTAAACAAGACATCCCATTATCTACATATGTTTCTAATACTCGATAAGTTACTTCATTACTGATAGTTCCTATTTTTTCATTATCAATAGATTCATATTCAGGATATTTTGTATATGTTAATTTTATAACATCTCCTACATTGAATAATTTGTTTCCTCTAAAATTAATTTTTAATAATGAAAGGTTTTCTTCATAATTATTAATTACATTTTCTGGCTCGATTAAATATTTAGAAATGTTTATTATATATGCTGTATATTTTCCTTTCTATATTTTTAATTGATAAGGAGCTAAAAGGTTTCTTAATTCTTTATTATTGATAATAAGATATGAATCATCTTCATAATTAACATCCGTTTCAGATTTCTATTTATATGATGCATATATTGTATATGGACCTATTACATCAACATCTTTATGTAAAATATTATCATATATAATAATATTAATAACAGAGCCCTCACTAAAAACATCCATTCTATCAGGATTTTCATCAAGCATATACAAATATGTATAATTTTCTAAACTAGAAATTTTTGTACAAATTTCTGATAAATTGCTAATTATTAAATAATCATTATTTTTAGGAGTATCAATAGCATATGTTATATTGTCGTATAATATAGTATTATTTTCGAAATCATGCTATATATCATATATACGGTATGACATCGGTGCTTTTGGTATATCATACATAGATGTTAAAAGTTCTTTATCTTCTACATTTAATAATGAACCATTACGATTATAGCGGTAGAAATCCATTGTATTATTACTATTTTCTTGATTAACAATAATATTATATCCGATAGGTTTAGTTATTAAATTTAAACTGCTTAATCCATTATTGACAAATATATGATTATATTTGTCAAAAACATTTACCTATACATTATAATTTCCTAAATGGTTAACAGCTATATTAATAGTATCATTAAATGTATAACTATTTTCATATAACCTTGTTAATATATTATATAAAACGCGTTTGTCGCCACATGCTTTATGATAAGAAGTGAATAATATAATATCATCTTTAAATGCTTGATTATTTTTATAATTTGTATAATCCCTTAATGCTTCTTCATTATCACTGTCTTTTAATATATTCAAACTATTTAATAATTTATTGTTTAATGCACTTGGTGATATTTGAGGAGCACCATTATTTGTTATCTATGATGCAATTTCACTAATAATATTTAAATTAGCAGATGAGTGTACAATAGTTACAGGTAATGTAACATATTCATATTTTATATTAATTTCCTATTCTCCAGAATTAACATTATCATTAAATTCTATTGTTGCAATATGTTCTATATCTGTTGTACTATTTTCATTGTTTATAATATAGCCGCTAAATATTATACGTCCTTTAACAATTTCTAATATATATTCATCTTCACTGTTAATATTATATATGTCTTTTTCATCCTCTGTGAGGCCATCTAATAATGGATTAAATATAAAGTTCTTAAATATGAACATCGGAAGATTCCATTTATTCTATGATGTATATTTAAAGAACATTGTGTTAATGTTTATAGAATTCGGATTTGTATGTATATCTGGATTCTTGCACATTGATATATATTTTTTACTACGTAAAATATGAGCAGCCGTAGCTTTACTACCAATATTACTCAATTCATAATAAGTATCTCCGGTAGTCTAATCAATAGCTTCTCTTATCATCCATTGAATATTATCATTCCATTTACCAAAGCATCTTCTAATATTACCAACTTCTATTTCAATAGTAATATTATATCCATGATTAAATATAACAGTGTTGATATTATCATCATTACTGATACTTTTAGAAACTGTATCTTTTAATATATCAATTTCCCCATCTGCAATATATGCATTAATAGAAGGAGAATAAGTAAATTCATTTAATGTACCTGATTCAGGAGTTATATCTAATTTGAAACTATATTCATTTCCTAAAACCGGTGCCTCAAAACTATTTCCTAATTTTAATACAGAAACATCTATATTTTCTATTTGGCTATCTACTAAAGGAATTTCTCTGAAATCGAAATCTTCTATAACAACATTTTGATAATCATCAAATGTTAATGTTTTATATTCATTTAATGAACATCCTAATGTTGCTTCAGAAAAGGTAAAATCAGTTAACTACTTTATATTTGGTGTATATATACCTTGTGATTGGAAATCCTATATACTATGCTCAGTAATATACGCTTGATTTTTGAATCTATGTATATAAATTCCCTCTCCAGTAATTTCCTGTATATAAGCATTTACTCCAATTATGTGTTTTTCTAACCACTCTTTAACAGAATTTAATTTTGCTAATACAACTTCTGTTGAATAGGTAAATATAGGTTCAGTAGTAGGAATATCATATGTGTCAAAATAGGTAGATTCCTATAATTCACCATCACGAATAACTTTATATGTATTATATGTATTAACAGGATTCTTTGTAATTTGGCCGGTATTTTCTATTAATCCTGTTAACTCATTTTTTTGCATAAGATATAAAGTCTATGGATCTTCATTATCATCAGCAATTTTGTTTATATGGTAAATCATAGTAAGTTTATTCAACTTATTATAACGCTCAAAATCTTCTAATGAAATTCCATAATTATCTAACGTATTCTTAATATAATTTCCATCTGTATCAATACATTGAACTGCCACATCTCTTTCCTGATCATTAGAGTCCTGAATACGATACCATTCTTTAAAAATTATATCATTATATCCTAAGAATTTTATTGCATTTTTTAATGCCTTATAGGTGCCGACATATGGGAATATCTGATCATAACTTAAAAACAATTCTTTTGATTTATTATTAATAAGTGTATAATCAGTAGACTCTTCTTCATAATCAGCTTCTGCAAAAATATTAGGATAATATTTTGGATCAGGAATGCCAAAATTTGTTAGCAATGTTCTAAAACGTTCATCCTCTCCCTCTACTTCAGTTTTTATAATAATTGCACCGAAGAAGAATGTATGCTGCGGTTCATGTTTAGTACGAATATACATACCCATAAAATTCTGATATGCACCTTCTTCATCAGCTTGAAAGCAGAAATTTATTACAATAGGTTCTACTGTACTTGCAGTATTATCACATAAGTCATAGGATTCTTCTCCTTTATACTTTATCTCATAGTTGTCAGATTCAAATATTTTTATTTCTGAATCATCTGCAGGTAAAAACGTAATAATAGAATGTTCTGCTGATGGATCTAAATAGGCAGAATGATAATTATTACCAGTTTTCTATAATATTAATAATGCATTGGCAGCAATAAATCCGGCAGATACTTTATCCTATGTATAGGAAATCTGATAATGCACAAATGGATATAAAGTAGCTAAATTATTAATTTTTGATAAGTATAGATAATACAATATTGGAGTATCTGTAGGCTCTTTATCATCATCCAATACATATTGTAATCCAATACTTTCAATACTCAATAATTCATAGTATTCATCATTTATATTGCTTATTTCTGAAGCAACATCACCAGAAGTTGCATTTTCACCTTTAGAAACAATATGATTATTAGAATTCAAAGTAAATTTATTCTAATCAAAAATATAGTTTACATTTGTTATATACTTATATACTTTACCTTCTACAGTTATTGATAATTCTATATCATTATTAATATTAAAGAATATTTCTTTAATATATGAATTTACTGTTTTTTCTGTATAATCTGTTAATATATCTTTATAATCACTATCAATGAAAATGCCGCCATTATTTATAAAACCTGTAACAATAGTAGTGTAATCTATTACAGGAATTTCTTCTCCATCAATATATTTAATATCCGCCAAAAAATAACCGTTTATAGTATCCTGAAAATATTTTGATACCTTGTCACATGGTAATAATTTCCATTGAATTACATAATCTTTTTCAGAGTGTAATTCTTGGCCATTATCATTGAAGAATTTTAAATTTGTTAAATTCAATATAGTATTCATAGATTAATTTATCAATTTGGAATTTTTTGGTAATGCAATAGCATAATGGAGTTTTATCTGTTTAACTTCATTAACTAATCGCTCTACAAGGCGTTCAATTTGTCTCATAGGAATATCGTTGAGTTTATTGGCAAACATTTCTGTTGACACTACTTTATTTAAAAGATTGTGCTCATACTGATAACCCAAATTTGTATAGTTATCGAATATATGATCTTGTTCTTCATGAAATGATGCAACATTCTTTAATTTTGGCATGTATTTATGATAGATTTATTATATTTATGTATGAAAAAAGTTGAATGCATTTTTACATTCAACTTTATTTATTATTGTGTTACCACAATACCTAAACACCGTTTTTGATTTATTATTATATCTATAAGTGCATAGTCTGAATGATTATAATGGTCCTACCCAAATTTTACATCTACACTTACTGTATATTTAGTTGAATCATAAGAAATACGTGTAAGAACAGCATTATTAACAAGTTCTCTGATTTCTGATTGATTATAACTAAGATTAAACAAATATTGATTCAAGTTTAATCCAAAATTAATATCACCCAACACTTCACCAGGCCTTGTACCTAATACCATACGTATCTATTGCAATATTTTTACAATTTCATCATTTGTATCTAATTGCAATTTATAATTTCTGTCACTTGTTAATATAGTGTATATTTCTTTTATCATGTCAATGCAGTATAATTTTCTAATGTTCTCCTCCTATTAGTAGAATAACCTGTTATAATAAGATTGTATGCAGAATTGTAATCTTTTGATTGCTGTGCAGAATATTCAACCCCTTCTGGAGAAGTAAATCCGCCACGTATTAATGGTAATATATCACGTATAGTTTTTTGACGTCCATTATTATCAATATAATTTCTTGTAAGCATTATATCGCCAAAATCATCTAAACCATAATATCCGTTTTCTCCATAAACTGTTTGATTATTTACATCAGCATCAAATGAAACTTTAACAGAGTCTATACCTGTTACATTGTTTTCAAAGATAGAAATAATATCAGATAGTGGAAGCATGTCTTTTCTTGAGAAATTAAGTAAGTAATCAGATAATGCTTTTAATCCAGAAGTATAAACATCCTATTCATCTACGCCTTCCCATACTTTTGCATATACATTAACAGCAAATCTTGCAATTTTTGGCTCAAGTATTCTATTCTCTACTGTTATAATACGTTGGCCAGAAGCATTAATAAGATTGATTATATTAATCTGTTCATCTTCTGATAATGTAAATAAAGATTCATCACAACTGAAATAATTCTATGCAGAAGAAATTCTCTTTGTAATATCAGGAATTAAGAAAATAAAGATAGTATTATCTCTGTAACTATTTGTTTCTAATTTCTGATATGCATAGTTCTTTATCTTTTCTGCATTCTGTACAGCAGCTAATGCATCTGTTGCTTCTTCAGAAGTATCACCATATTGTGATAATGTCTCATTATAAAGATCTAATAAATCCTGATAATTTTTATTTGCTTGATCATATGCAAGCTATAACATAGAAACACCTGACTGTAATGATGAGCCTTGTATAATTTCTACATCAGAGAACATATTCATTCTCTTGAAGAAATAACGGTAATTTGTTTCATTTGCCAATACATAAGATCTAGAAACATGTGGAGCTATCAATTGTGTTAATGCCGTATTCTCAGAAGCTGTACCAAATATAACATCTGTTGTAGAAATAATCTTGAAGTTATCATTAAGTGTTACATGTGTACCATCTGGCATAAAACCATCACCTTCAATTTCCCAATATTCATTAGAATTAATTTCATCTTTATATAAATTAGCAATAGGACCATCAGAAACTACATATTCAGCAATAATAGTAGAACCATTTGGTGGGCACATACCCATATCAGTATTGCCAAAGAATACATCAATACCTCCAGTTAAGCCAGTATGAACAACACATCCTTTTTGATTATATCCTAAATCTAATAATGACTGCACAATTTCCCATTGTTCTCCATTTACATAAATGTTTACATAATACTAATCAATTTCTGCATAATTACGTTCTGCAAAATTATATGACTGTAATGTAACACCTGTACCAGTTGCTGCCTGCGTTTTTATCTCTCCTTGTATAATTGTACCCTCAAGATAATTACCTGCCTACATAGTAATTTTTGCACTATCCTGATTTAATAATATTGTATATGTACAACCATTTAATTTTGATTTAATCTGTGTTTTATTAGGAATATAACAAATATTACCATTTAATGATTCATCACCTTTATCAAAGAACATTATTTTAATAGCACCACGTGCAGAAATAGTACGACTTGCATCATGCCCCGCAAGCATAGCTAAACCTTTAATTTGATCAGGACGATATGCTGTTCTGATATTTAATCCTGTAATAGAATCTTCTATATAATAGAATATCATACGTCCTAAATGCAATAATACAGAAAGTAGTTGAGCAAAAGGAGAAGCTGTATTAAAATCTTGATTAATAGCATTATATGTCTATCTTATATAAGATACACAGTCTTGCCATAATTCTTCATATCGAATTCTATTAAGGTGAAATATTTTTAATTCTTTATAATCATTTAATGCCATTTTATGATGTATTTAATTTATATAATATTTATGATAATTTATGGTTTACCTGTTAACCAGAATGGGCTACTATCCGGTTTATTACCGGCTACTGGTAAAACTGTCCATACAAATGTCACTTTCAAACGTTTTCCATTTACTGCAATTTCCTGTGTACTTGTTTGCTATAAGGTGTACCAGTGTTTTAAATATATACGATAGCCATATAAATGCGAGAACATTACATTTGCATTATTATTTCTATAAGTACCACCACTTTTTACATCAGGATATGCTTTAAAATCTATACCTGTTATATTAGAACCCCAATGAAGATTTGAATTATTATTTGATGCTCCATATATATTATTTCCTTTGAATAATGTTTTGTGTCCGCTCATTGTTACTGTAACATAGCTACTATAATCCTCTGTATATAATTGGAATGTAACATATGCACTTGAGTTAAAGAAATTATTATAATCATCTTGACCCGTATCATATGCAAGTGAACTTAAGAATACAACAATATGATCCTAATCATTTAATGCTAATATTGGTAATTCTCCATATTCATAAGTTGGCCAATTATATATGCCTTTTCCAGAAAAATCTCTATTTTTGTCATACCACTAATTTTCAAAAGATTCAATAGTTGATGTACCATTATAGAATCGCCTAATACCATACTTATATGGTGTATTTAAATTATTTTGTACATATGTATCATCTTTTATACCTTCATCTGATAAAATACGTAGCATTTTATCAGTTGTGTGATAATCACGTGCAGCGGCTTCATCAAATTCTGCATTTGTAATAATATTTACATTTGCAGGATTAGATGGTGATGAATTATTTACATTTCCTAATATACCAAATGTATCTTTTCTTAACTTATAACCACCGCAGTTAAATGTAAATTTAACTGTAATTAATTTTGGCATTTGATACATTATAAATGTTAATATACTTTTATCGGTTATATTACCATATTGATATAGATTTACTTTATATTTAATAATCTTATTTGTATTATTCTATGTTTTTGGACATATTAATAAGTAAATAGGTTTTATAGGGAAATGTTTACGTGCTTTATTAATATAATTGTATTTATTATTTGATAATTTATATTTAATACGAGTAATATCTATACCGTTAACCATACTAAATTCTGATATTGGCTATTCATAACTTTCGCCTTGTGCTAATCCAGTATTTACATCATATCCATTACCAAAATCATTATTTATAAGATCCTGAAAAGACTTATTATTAGTAGTATCTCCTAAACTAGAATCTAATAATGCATGATTATTATCATCAAGATCAATACGTTGATATTTGTCATATATAATATTATAATTTATATCGGCACCTTGCACAATAGTATTATCATTGTCATATATAATATAATCACATATAGCAACAATTTTATCTACCATTTTATTAACAGTTTTTATATAAGAATTAATCTTATATATATTTGATTTATAAGTAGATGTTAAATATTCTACATATTTCCTAAATTTTTCACTATTTGCACTACTATTATCACCAATATTATTATTCTCTATATATTTTTGAGGATCTATAGGAATATATTCATCAGGATAATAGTTATTATATTTAAATACATTACACATGGTAACAGTTTCTCCTATATTTGTATTACTTGTACCATAATAATATGGGCAATACCGATAATACCACCACCATGAATGCCAGAACCATGCATAGCAATGTCTCCATCTATAAGGCCACCACCAATAATAACTCCAGTTCCACCACCATGGGCGATACCAATAATTTACATGTTGATAATACCAGTTATTATATTGATATGAATAAAATTTACGATAACTATATATACCATTTATACATCTAAAATTTGTATCTGGTAATATATCTGCATCAAATTCATATTCAGGAAGTAACATAGATGCATTAATAGGTGTAACAATATCATCTATTAATGAAGTATATAAATGTTCTACAAAATTTACATATGCTTTTTTTATATCACTTATATTTTCTCCAGTATTATTAGGGTCTTTTTCTGCCCTTATATTTTTTAAAGTATGTTCAAAATCATTAATAAAATTTTCATTATTATAATAAATTGATGCATCTGTATTGGCAATTTTATTATTTAATAAATTTGATTTTATCTCATTACATATCCATGATATAGATGCATCACTTATAGTGCCATTCCATCCATTTATTGAACTATTTAATGTATTTTCTTCCTCTTTAAAATTTTCTTCCCAATAAGTATATCCATGGATAGTGGTTCCTGTATATGTACTAACATTTAATGCAGGAAATAATACAACATCTGTATCATCTGTATCTGTAGTATTTCGATCCAACATTTCTATTTTACCTTTACCTTTAGATCTTAATAAGTTCCAATTATTATATTGATACCCATTTATCTCATTTTCTTGGCTTCCGTCTATACCACCACGCTCATCATTATAAGAGCTATCATTAGGTTTAAATATTGAAATATCATTAGCAACTACAAATTTATTATCTATTCCTTCTGTTGGGATAAGTTCATAAAAAGTACTACTATTTATAGTACTACTATCTATACGTACATGTCCATTTCTTATGGCATATACGAGTTCTTTCTAATTTTTACGATCATCTTCTATAAATGATCCAAAAATAGGAATTAAATCTGCACTTGTCAGCCTACGTGCATTTACTGGATATATATTATTATTTACATGTCCCATTTTAATTATTAACTATTATTTTCTCCTTCATTATCAGTACTTTGCTCTTCTAAGTCTGTATCAATATGTTGAATAATCTTTAACCTTATCTTTTTACCATTTATCCAAGAAGTATAACCAGTAGCAAATTGTACTTGTACATTTTTAGCAACAGTTGAAGTATTTGAGAACTTCATGGTATTAAACTATGTATCAACTTCCATATCAGTTCTGCCACCTACATATTTATGTAATGAATTTTTATTCTATGCTACTAATTGTTTATCTGATTCTTGTTGATCTACTACAAATTCTTCTTTTTCTTTATTTACTTCTACCTTACTAATTACATAATTTTCTATTTCATAGAAATTTATAATTATATTACAACTATCATCTCTTGCAACTTCATATTTTTCTAATGGCAAAAGTTTTGTATGTTCATTTCCTGCATCATCTGTCCATATACCATCCTATTTCCATTGGTTATATTTATTATTATCATAAACAGATATTGAAATTTCCATTGTTATTTCCTTTGTAAGATCCTATGTATCTGTCATATAAGACATTAAATAATAAATATCTCCTATTGATTGATTTAAACGTTTTACATTATTTAAGTTTGTTTTTTCTATCCAATATTCACCTACATCAAATTCGCTAGAACTACTATATTCTCTTAATAATATTTTTGTAACTTTATTAGGATCTGTTTCATTTGCCGGTAATATATCTATTAATCGATATAATTGATGCATATAAACAACAAGTTCATTATTATCAATATCTTTCTATGTAAATTTGTTATTATTTACATTTAATAAGCGTGTTTTTACTACAGGCGACGTTATATTAAAACGTTCGATTTCATAATAATATTTACTACTTAATCTATTTAATTCTGGAAATACAATAAATTGGGTAGGATACTATTTAAATGTAATAGTTTTTGTTATACCAGATAATGTCTATAATATAGATGCATTATATGTTATAATATTGCCAGTTGTATTAGTTTTTGATGGCATAAATGCTATATTATATATTGGACGACTTACTCCACCTTTTTCATAAAATGTCTTCTACATAACATATTTTACATTATTAGGAACAGTAACTTTCAATATATCTTTATCATTATCTCCTATATCAACTGCACAAAGATATGTATAATATTTTTCATCAAATTCTGCATTTACTGTTATATAATTTTCTGGTGATAATGCATAATTATTTAAATATGCAGTATTTGTTTGATTATATAAAAATGCAGTATTAGATTTATTTGTAGAAATACTAGAATTTTCTGTATAGTCATTTGCATCATCACTAAATACAATAAATCCTGGCTATATATCACACATTCTTACTAAACTATTGGTTTCATTCTTTTTATAATTTGACCATACATCTTTTGGATATGGGCTATCATCAGTTAAACGATGTTCAATACCCTCTTTATACCTATTATCTGCGTATTTTTGTAAACTATGAAATTCTCGTTTTTCTTCACCATCTTCTTTATTATATATTTCATAAATCTACTATGTTCCACGGGTATTAACACCAATATTAGGAATATGGTATGGCAAGTATATAAAATTCTTTTGAATCCAGTGCATAAGCTATAATGCCATATCTTCAATATCATCCATATGGATATATTTTATGTATTCTGTTTTATTTCCATTTATATCCATATCTACTATTTTTCTCGCTAAATATTTCTTTACCTATATTGGGGAAGTTGTTTTAATATAATAGCCATTCACATCCTATGAAATTTGAAATTTATATCTGCATTTAGACTAATCGGGTTTAAATGATGGATCAATTTTCTGCCAATATTCTGTAATTATATTTAATGCTTTAATACCTGTTGCTTTTGTGTTTTCTGAATAAAATACAAATTCATTTTTATATGTAAGATTTAAGAATACCTCCTCAAAGAATTCCACTAATATAGTACCAACATTTGACCACATTGTACTATTAAATTTTAATTCTTTTAAGAATACATCTTTACCTAATGCTTTTTGTTCTTCTCTTATTTTTGTAGCTAATATATTAAGTAATATATTTTCAGAATCATCTTCAGTAACAACATCCTAATCAAAATATTCATACATCCTGTTTTGTATATATGAAGAAAATAAATCATCCCTCATATATATTGCCCAATAATTTGCATATTTAGATGGATATTGATCATATTTTCCAACATGTGAAAACTGTTTATATACTTCTGCAATAGTTTCTCGGTACTTATCATCTGATGTACTTGCACCATCTTGACCAACAATTGTACTACTTCCAGGTAAACCATTTATATTACATGTATAAATATCACTGTTTCCTTCTGTTGTAACATCAGGTACAGAGACATCTACAGATTTCTAGTAATTATAGAAATATATACTAGCATCCTCTTTTAAAAATTCTTGATATATGCCTTCTTCTATATAATATACTTTTACATTATCATCATATATGTCTTTAACAGACGGACATAAATCTTTTTCCGGCTCTAATAAACGGTATGAGTGATTCAGAAGATTTAATTGGTTATATTCTACAAATAAATCTTCCAATGTACACATACGGCCATTAATAGGATAATGTGGATTAATAACAGTTATAGGTTGTCCATCTATTGATATTTGTGCAGTTAATGCCATTATATAAAAATGATTTATATTATTTATTATTAAAAAAGTGATACCTAAAATTTAAGTATCACTTTAATTATCATTTATTTTTTAATTCTTTTATTTCATCTTCTAATTGTTTTATCTTTGCTTGCATCTATGCTAACGCTATTGCAAATGCTGAATTATAATCAAGAGTTTTATCTCCAGTTTCTTCATCTGTATTTACAATATCAGTATATCCTGCTTTCTCTACTTCTTGTGCAATAAAACCATATGCTTTCTTATCACTATCTTTAAATCTATATTCTTTTGGTATTAAAATAGATGCATCATTAAACTCTATTTCTTTAATATCTTTTTTCTTTCTTTCATCAGATGTTGCATAGAATGCTGTTGCAAAAATATTACAATATTGGTCAATATAAACACGAATATTATTATAGAATTCATTACATGTTGATACTGCTGCACCTGTACGTTCTGTACCAACAATGAAAACTTTTGTACCTGCATCATTATTAGCAATATCCTTTAATTGATTATCTAAAGGACTCCATGTTAATGTACCTACTTCACCAGTTGCTTTACGGGTAAATTTCAAGAATCCTGCCTAATTAGGCTCAATATTAGGTTTACCAGTACTTGGATCTTTAGTAATTGGCCATGGTATAATAAGAGAATCATGAGAATTTCTATCCCATTCAATTGATCCTACACTAGGATTATATATTACTTCTCTTTTTAAATAAGGTGAAACTATATGTATATTTGTATTTTTCAGTGACTATGTAGCAGTTTCATGAATAGTACAATTTGATGAATATGCAAGTCCATTCCATGCTAATTGAGTACTTAAAGCTTTTACACAAATATAAATAATATTTTTTTCATCCCTTATAATTATATCATGATTTTTTATACCTTCATTATTGGAAAAATGTGATAAACGCTATATATCAGCAGTATATCCTTTATCACTATAATATATTTTTATAGCAAATATTTCAGAATTACTATTATAAGATATACTTATAATGAGTGTTTCAACCCAGTTTTCATTTGGCGCACCATCAACGAGAGGCCAATCAATATGAGCAACCCCATAAACTTCACCTACAGTAACTTCTGCATGATGAACACCTATATCTTTACTCCAACGTAATTCAGTACCATTTTTATCATTTACAAGTTGTAATACACCGGCTTGACCCTATGCATGTGGTAGAGTTAACCCATTTATTGATATATCTGTATACTTATTACCAATTTTTTTACCAATTTCAATAATATTATCAGTTGAATTTATTTCTAATAATCTATTATTATCAGTAGATTCAATATAAAAATCATTAGCTTTTATATGATTAATAACACTCTCTAAATTTATTATATTAGCAGAAATATCAATGCTTTTAACTACTCTATTTAATTCTATTCCTGTATGATCTCCATTTATATTTGTATGTAATATTATCGCATTTAAGCTGCTATCAATCTTTGCATAGTTTGAACCACTTCCTACATGAAATTCAAATTTATTAGAATTAGCAGAAAATTCGTCACCAGACTCTATCTATGTTTTATTTGCAAATACTTTTAAACTACTATCATTTAAAATTATTCTATTATTATTTGTAAGTTTATTATTTATAGATAATTTAATAACAGATGCATCAATATTTACATTTTTTGATTTTGCTTCTATATTTGTTTGTTGAACGTCAATAATACTTTTATTATCGCTATTACCAAATATTTTTACTCCGGAAGCATACTTTACATATACTTGATTAGTACTTACATTTATATCACTAGCACTATCAGTAATTAATGTAAACGTACTAGAATTTAATAAATATGCAGAAGTTTCTTTAGAATAATTTCCAGAAAATTTAATATCAGCTGTATTAGCATTTATTGCTATATTATTATCAATATTTGCTTCTAAATCCTTAGAAACATTTAAGTGTAATGATGCATCAGTATTTACATTTAAATTAGCAGAAGTATTTAAATTTAAATTATTACGAGCAAAAATTTTTAAATATCCATCCCCTAAAAATTCTATTTGATTAGAAAGTATTCCTTGATAATTTGCAATATTAATACCTCTATTAGAATATATAGTTAATGGTTTTTCTTTATTAATATCTGCTGTAGGTATAAAAATACCAGTTTGTGTAGTATAATAATCATTTTTTAAATTTTCATAATTACTTTCATCAATAAGATCATATGGTACAAATGGATATATATTATTATCATTATCAGATGAATTTTTACCAAAAGAAATAAACTTATCTGAAATATAAAATGATGGACCTTTTAAAGTACTACTATTAGTAATATATAAGCCTTTTGATGAATCAAAAAGATTTATTACATCAGCACCAATACGGATTTTTTCATTTTCATCTTCATCAATAGGCCAATTTACCAATGATTTATCTATTCTCTGACATTTCCAATCTGTTGCATATATCTATTCACCCTATCTTATATTTTTTGTTTCACCATCATAAATATAAGTTTGATGTGTATCTATACATGTTACTAACATGCCTTTATATAAAACAGTATCTATACCAAAAGCAGTACGCCACCAATTTGAATCAGTAAGATACTCAACTTTTGGAACCAATGTACGTGCATCTAATGGATATGGCATATTAGGCTCATAATTACCACTTACCGGAATATCTCCAATACGGCGATAATCTTCAGTATTATCACCAGTTACATAATATTTTGGATTATATGAAATATTTTCTTTTACTGTCCCATTATCCTAAACAAAATTTCTTTCTATATTAGACATTGTTAGTATTTTTATATTTTTATAATATTTTCTGATTTTATTATACCTATAGTAGTATGTATCTTTATTTTTATAGTACGTATACTACCTATTATATTATTATCATATGATTTTTGGGCTTTAATAACATATATATTAAATATATTTAATGTGCCTTCATCAAAAGTTTCTGTATCATTTATAGAAGATATTACCCAATTATTAGCCGGCATAAATATACCACCTTGACTTATAGCATATAATTCTGGTAAATTTATATTATTTTCTATATCAGAATTATCTATAGTTTTTGGAATATAAATTATTGTATCTTGAGCTGTATTTTGAATATGTTCAATATATTGTTCTTTTATACCAGTTACATAATATTTTTTAGTATTTATTACTATAGGCATATATAAGTTAAATTTATGAAATAATGGTATATCCCCAGACTCAGATATAACTGTATAACCTGCATGCTCCCAAGGTTTTAATTTAATAGTGTCATATGAATGATAATAATCATTATATGGTAACTAATAATTACAATATACATTTGGCAAAAATTCTTCTTTTATATCTTTTATTGGAGTTCCATAATTAGTTTTATATTCTGCAGAATTTGAATCATATGCAATTGAACTAGAACTAATTGAAACTATATTTTTTATTATTTTAAAATATGAATTTCTAAATATTTCTTCACCAAATATATGATCTAACATTTTTCTAAATTCTGTTTTTTCATATGGATGTTCTGGATCAATTAAATCTTGTTTATCTTTGTAATTTTGTGGATAGTCGCCTTTATACATTTTTGAAATAACATCAGATACCCAATTTATACTATTAAAATATGTTTCAGATATATAATCTTTGAAAGTATCTTTAATTAAACGTATAATTTTATCTTCAAATGTTTTCCAATCATTATCAATTGTTGGTGTTTTATCTGGCATGCCATTTGATATATCAGCTAATTTATTTTCATAGACTAAATAACAATCATCTAATGAAATACTTTTTTCAATATTTTCAATTTCTGGATTACCATTTTCATCTTTAATAGTAATAAGTAATGCAGAATTTATATCATTTACAATACTATTTACATCCTATTGATATACAATTTTTATTTTTCCAATATTTTTAAAAATATTATATTGAGCTGTTGCATTTTTATAGTCAATGTTTTCATCAGAACCAAACTAATCTAAAGCAGACAAATTAATATTAACATTTCCATTTGTTTCTACTTTATCCATATATATACTTGCATCATAAATATATGGATATTGCTTTTTAAATAATATCTTATCTAATAAATCATTTATACGCATTCCATTTAAAATATTACCAGATGCATCTTTTTCTAAATTACCTACATCTGATGTAGTTCGTATAAATGCACTATCTGTTCCAACACCACCATAAAGGGATATTATAGAAGAATCATATTTAATATTATTAATACTGTTATCAATACTATTAAATTTATTACTAACCCATAATTTTGGTGCATATAAACTCATTATATCAGAAAAATTATAAGTAGTAACATCAAGTTTATAATAGCGTGTATTTTTTAAATGGGTTTGCTATATAGATGATAAAAGTATATCATTTTTATTTTGTCCAGCAGTTAATCTAAATGTTGATGTAGATGCATTTATAATATTAGAAAGGTCTTCTTCATTATTTGGAGTTAATACTATTATTTCTTTAGAATCTGAACTATAATCACCTTTTTTTACTTTATATGGTTCATCTATATTATTGTTATAATTTACATAAATAGGAAAGTGTCTATATATAGAATTTCTATATATAACACCACCATCCATTACTTCATAATATATAGATTCAATGTTTGTTGCAGGTGATATATTATTACTCTGAACATCTAATAATTGTAAAGTTTTTGCTGTATTCATTGAACTTGAAAGATATTATTTAACTTTTTATATTTATTTATTATTTATAACAATACATAATTTTTGGTGTATAATTATAAGGCATTATAAATAAAATAAATTCAGTAGAAATGGCAAAAAGTATATTTATAGGATTTGACTTTTCAATGAATAAACCTGCTGCTACTTTATTGTATGATAAACAGTTTCACTTTTTTATATGGCCAGCTGAAATGACAAAGAAAAATATTTAGACATATGAATCTGCAAATGTACATGTATTTTCAAGAGATTTAAAAGAAGTAAAGACATCAAATTTACCAAATTCATAGATTGTATTAGAACATACAAGAAGATCTACAGATTTGGCAAATTTAATTATAAAGACACTTGATGATTTCATAGATAATGAACTACATGCATCAGATACATTGATTTATATTTCATCAGAAGGATTGTCATATAATTCTACGGGTGATGCTGCATTGAATCTTGCAACATATAAAGGTGTTTTACTATCAAAATTATATGAACATTATTTTGACAGATTAAAGGGTTTATATACATATCCGCCTATCACTATGAAATCAGTTGCAGGATGTGCAAAGAAAGGTCAATTAGCTGATAAGAATAAAATGATAAAAGCATTTACAAAAGAACCTATTAATAGTATATTTAAAGATATGCTATTACAGGGGAAATTTATGGCAAAAACAAATTTCATAAAATGTGTAGATGATATTTGTGATTCTTATTGGGCAGTAAAAACATTATTAGTAAAAGAGAATTTCATTAAAGGCTAATGGGAAGTTTTGAAACAGCAATATCAACATCAAACGGCATAACTGATTATGCATCTAATAAATTTATAGACGTTATATCTGGATATGATGAAACTATGAATCAATATACAGATATAGCTGAATAGACTACTAAACAAGCATTAGATGCGGTATCAGGTATGATAGAGCAGGCTTTATAGGCATTACTTGGAAAAGGAGTAGATTAGATTTATGATTCAATGGGAATTAATAAAGAAAATCTTCAACTTGCATAGGATATATTAAAGCTTGCCGGTGGAACTGTTGCAAAACTTCAAGCTATTGTTTCTGTTATTCCAACCGGTATTTCGACTACTCCATCTACAAAAGAATGTATGACCGCATTATGTAAGTCATATAAAGATATGTTAGTAGAGCAATATAAATCATTAAAGCTTATATATGATGAAACTATTAATGCTGCTATAACATGTATGGGAAATATAGTAGAAGTTGCAAAAGATGCAGTAAAAACCATTATATAGATTTTCGAAGATATGATAGATGAATAGATTTTTAGATGGACAGGCTATCATTTAGTAGAAATTATCTATATGTGTTAGAAAGGTATTGAAATGTGGCGTCGATATAGGTAGATGAGAAAATAGTTAAAAGAAAATAAAGATAGCGTCGCTGGTAGTGGTTATGATAAAAGTGTAAGTGTAAAAGTAAATCCAGAAGATTTAAAAACAGCATTATTAGCATGGTTACAAGAATAGAATGATGCACTATATAATGCATTCATGATGTTAATGATGCAGGATATTATTAAAGATTTAAAAGAAGATATAGAAAAACTTACAAATATTGATATTAAACTTATTGCAGAAGATATAAATTCTCTTGATGATTTGGTAAATTTCCTTGAATCATTAGGATTAAATGATGATACACCAGGATTAGCATTAACAGAAATTATAAATCGTGGATTAAATGGTATAGCATCAACAGTATCAGCTTTAAATACAATAAAAGACAATGTTTCATCACTTGCATCTCCATCTACTGCAACGGCAATGGCAAGTATGGTTGCAGCAAATACTTCAGTATCAGTAAATCTTACGAAAACATTTGAAATATTACCAACTGATATGGGTGAATATACAGAAGTAAGAATAGAAATTTATAAAGATCCATCTAAAGGAAGTACATTAAAAAATATTACAAAAAAATTAGAAGGAATAAAATATAATAAAAAGAAAGTATTTGAGAATAGTCAAATAAAAAAGATTTCTGATGCTATTTTAGAAGTGTCTAAGAGTGATAATCCTATATCAGAATTTAATATTATTGGTAAAATGGATGGAATGCCCCGACCATATAAATTTATTATTGCATACTCAGATGCATCAAAATAGAAAGATAATGCAGAAGAAAATAATACAGTATAGGAAAAAGAAGCAAATCCAGAAATAGATCCAGATAATATAGTTTTACCAGAGGAAACAGAGGAAATATGGACAACAGGAAAAAAGAAAAAGAATACATTTTAGATTATCAAAATGTTATTCAATACATTAAAACCAATGTGTCCATTATTAAAACAGTTGGCAAAACTTATAGAAAACTATAAAATCAATAAAGCAAAGGTGCAAGGTAATGGGCATAAAAATCTTGCAAAAGGCTTATAGAAAATATTGGGGTTCTTAGGATTAAATAATTAGATAGATGTTAAAAATACAAATGTATTTACAATAAGAACATATAAGTTATATACTTATTGTATAGATAATTTACATGTTACACCTGATACAAATAAAATGGCAGTATTAGATGAATAGATGACAAATGATTTCAGTGAACATTTATCTTATATAAAACATAAAAATGCAAATCTTGTTGTTAAAGGGCGAAATACTATTTTATATTTTGATAAAGAAAATATAGATTTAGAAGAAAATGCATTGAGATAGAAATTATCATATAAACCACAAATAGATGGTTATATGACAAATATAGATAATCTTCGTATAGTAGATGATACATTATATTTTACTGCTGGTGGTAAAAGTACAATAACAAGCCAAATATTAAAAGCAATATAGAGGGGTGACGACCCTTATAAAAATAATATTAGATTATAATGACAGAACAAGAATTAGAAGAAAGATTAAAGTCATTAGAATTTGAAGGTGAAGCAGCAGACACTGCTATTTAGAACACAATAGATCTTGAAAACTTAGATCTTTGTGCTCCTGATAATATTCGCCCTCTTGATATGCCATATCCTGATCGTGCTAATACCATGGAGGATATATCTAATATTATTAATGGGCCTGATATTCAAGCATTATTAGATACAAAAGTAATAAATGCAAATCCAAGAGTAGCAGAATATATAAAAACAAAATTTGATACACCAACTGTTTCTCCTGCATTATTAGAAATAGATACATCAATATTTGATGATATTATAAAGCCATTTGAGTTTAATACAAAAGATGGAGATATAAATGTAGAATATGATTATCCTATTGATAATTATGCTATTATAGAATTTGGTGAAGATTATACATTAGGAAAAGCTGTAGAATATGAATTAACTATTGATCCAGGTACAGATTTAAATAATAAAACAATATTAGGTACAATAATACAAGATGGAAAAAAGAAGCAAATTCGCTCAATATTCAGTAAAGGTCATATTCTAAAAAATCCAGATGATACCTTTTATCATTTATTTCCTGACTCATGTAATAGACATATTGTTTTAAAGGATTTTGAATATGGTCAAGGATTTGATTTTGATACATCTGAGATAGAAGTGTTTTAGGATAAATTTATAAAAAATACAATGTTATATAATTTGATAAAAGATAATATTGTATATTCAGGTTTACCAGATATTTTATTAAAACGTGAACCTTATATTATGCATTTTGTAAAGTTTCATTTTTGTCCATTTAAATATAGTCATAATATATATGATGATTATATTGAAGATTTTGAAGATGAATACGAAAACAAGCAAAAACTTATAACAAATGCAGTAAGTGCTGAAAAATTAAAAGCTACACAAGGCAAGGTAGATAAAGTTAATAAATGTGCAGATGAATTAAATGCTGCCCGTAATAAATTTTTACAATGGGTTATATCTGAATGGAGAAAAGCAAAAAATTAGCCTATGTGTAAATATACGGTTAATGAAGATGATTGCCGTTATCTTGCTTAGGATAAGCAAGGAGATTTTGATGTTGTTCGTATAGGTGAAACAAAAGTATAGAACTATTATGCAAATCTTTTGTCAAGAATATGTTTAATTTATGGTGATGAATGGTCATAGCGTTATTTTAATGTAATTTCTGGTATTATTAGAAAACGTATGAGTGTTGAACAATATTCTATTACATATTTAATATCAGAATTTAACCAATTATTTTAGCAAAATGTATCTGCTGCATATCCAAATCCATATGCTGAAATATAGGCAGAATTTAGAAATACACGAGATTTATCATATGATGATGTGTATAAATGGGTACAAGAAAAATAGGGTAGTGTAAATAGTTACCGAAGACAATTTGCATGTCAATAGTTAGCAAATATATATTGGTTTATTATACATTATACAGGTGAAGATAATGAATCAATGGCAATGAGCACAGGAAGTAATATAGATATACTTGATTTAGTAGAAGAAGAACGTGATAAATTACATAATTTCTGGGAAGAAGCTATAAGAGCATATTATGCGAATCCTATTACTAAAGAAATAAACAAATTTAAGGAATATGCAGAAAATTTAAATCCTTATGCTGATTGGCCTGCTCCTATTAATATTCCTATTGAAGGTATTACATACAAACTTTATACATTTTCTAATCCATAGTATAAACCAACACCTGTACCAGAGCCAGAAGAAGATATAGATTTAGATAATATAACAGAACCTCAAGAACCTACAGATTTTCCAATACCAACGGAACCGTCTGATGATTCTAATGATCCTACATTTGATGAAATTACAATAAAAGATTATGATTATTGGAAACGATATTTTGCATTGGCTACTGTTATAAGTATTCCTTTCTTAGCAGATGGATTTGATATACCACCAACAATGACACCTATTCCATTACCATGTATATATATGTGTTTTAGTACTATTTTTATTAAACAACTAAATTTGGTTATTGTTATTGGGCTAGCATTACGTGGAATATGGCCATGGCCTGTTGTATTGTTTGTTAATTGTAGTTCAACCCCTGCATCATATTTAACCCCGTTAATAGCTGCTTTATAGAAATTAAGAGAGCTATTTCAAGCAAAAATAGAAAAAATAGAATGTACAATACCAAATCTCGTACAAATTATTATTAATAAGCTTGAAAAAGAGAATATACAATATAGAAAAACAAATATAGAATACCAAGTTTATATCGATATTCTTAAAAATCAAAGATTAGAGAATAAAGAACTTATGAAAAAATCTATTAAAGATCAATTTAATAAAAATGGTGATACTCGTCAAGTTATTAATAGATTAGAAAAATTAACATAGTTTCCAAATTTAAAAAATGATAAATGATTTTATAAAAAATATATAGGATTCAAAACATGATTCTGCTCAAGCTTTTCAAGATATTATTACAGATTTAATGATCCGTAATAAAAAAGGTGAAGAAAAATGTAAAGATCTTGATGAATTTGATTCGGAGTCTAATATGCCAAGATTATTAATTCCTGGTAATATTTACATATTTACATATAATGCACAGAGTCCTGTTATATATGAAGTACCTGGAGAAAAACCCATAGAATTTTATGATTCTGTACCATTGGTATTAATTACCAGTAATACAAAAACTTCTGTAAGAGGTATAAATTTAAATTTGTGTAATTATGGATTGAAAACACTAATATTAAATATTTTTTATAATTTAGACCCGAATTTTTTTGAAGGTAATGCATAGAGTTTAGCAGCAAAAAAGCAGGCAGTATTATCACAAAAAATATTAGAATTTTTAGCAAAAGGTAATGCAGAAGCAACTTTAAATGCTTACTTAAAGAGAATGTATAATATTAATAGTTATGATATTATATTCAGAAATTATAATGTAAGTAATATAAAGAAAATTCGTATGATAGAACCTTGGCAATGGAAAGCACTTCCAAACTTAGATTATGCTGGTAATATTAAAAAAGAAGTATTGGATAAAATACATAAGATAACAGGAATATCAAAAATAAAAATTTAAGGATACTAAAATTAGTATCCTTAAATTAATTATGATGGTATATCGTATCTATCAGGCTAATATGTACTTATTTCATCAACTGTATTATAATATCTTGTATTTAATTTATAGCAATCATCTATACAACTACTTGTCAAATCATGATCATCTTCTATTGATGGTTTTCTTAACATGAACATATTTAATGTTTCTGTATCATCATTGTATAATATTTTTGGAGCTATATTAAATAGTAAATTATAAGGTATTATATTCTTTATTGAATATGTATTTAAATTATATTTTCTTACATCCTATATAGTTATAACATCATCTTTAAAACTCTGTATTATCATATAGTCAAATAATGATACTATATAATATGGTAAAATATTTGTACCATTATATACTGGATATTCCCATGTCATATGATAAAGTGGTACACGGAAATATTTTCCTTCTGCAGGAGTATTTATATTAATTGGCGTAGGTGTACCAATTTCAAAATAATCCGATTTATCATACAATGTTTGGTTATTATAATCTTTAGTTTCTGCCAATGATAATACATTATTTCTTACATATAAGTTTGTATCTATATCATTAGACAAGTACATATATCCATTACCAAAATTATTAAGAATTCCCGGGAATACTTTTGAATTTTCTTCTAAATTCTTTTGTGATTGATATTCGAAATTCCATGTATCGATTGCAGTCATTATATCATCAGTACGGACATTCCAATCATGCTCTTGTGAAATGAATACAGGACAATTCATATTAAACTGATCATATTTAGATTCTAAATATAATTTTTCATTATAATAGAATGTACGCTTATCTTCACGCAGCTTTGGATTCATCAGAGTAGAATGATATATTACAGATAAGTAATTCTTATTGCTAATAGGTTCATATTGTTTACTCTGTGTTAATATACTTTCATAATCAGCATATTTATAAATATAATTATTTGCAACCTTATTAACAGTATCAGTAAGAGATAAACATTCAAATGAAATAGATTTTACATTATCTTGTAAATGCTTATATTTTATTTGTAAACCATTTAAATCTAGCCGTTGTTCATTTCTTTTTATTACGCTATTAATATTGATAATTTTACTATCTTTATATAATGAATTGCCAAAGAATTCCATCACGAGTTTTATCTAATCTTCTGAACCTGTTTTCTTTACACTTCCTGATAAGTATGATAATTCAGTTTCAGCTTCACCAGGACATGCAATTAATGATATAGGATTTATCATTAAATCTAATTTATTAGATGCAAATTTATATGTTTCTTTATAGTCTTCCGCTTGATGTAAATATGTATCTACCATATTATTCTTATCAGCATATGTACTAAAAGTATAATCTGTACCATCATTACCCTTATAATGTACAGTTAATTTAGATACTGCAAATTGTAAATAAAGATTTGAAAGAATAGGATTGCCAAATTCTAACATTATTTGTGCATATATAGTATCTTGCACATCTTCAACAGTTAAATCATGTAAATGTATTTTTATATTTTCAAATATTCCTCTATATATAACTGATGGATTCATTAATCCTTTACATATATCATTAGATAATATTATATAGCCGTTTATAATTTCATCCTCTGTTAAATCTCTACCAACAATAGAATTCATTAATTTTGGATTTACTGTTAATTGACATTTATTATTAAATGCAGCAGAAAGTTCATTAATATCATTCTATGTTAATTTATCTAATGATTTACCAGAAGTATTCTTAAATACATTTACTGAGAATTTTACACAGTTATTATATTTAGTATCATCTGTTATATTAGTATCATCTAATATTACATTATTATCAGGTAATAATTTTATTGTAGCTCTTGTATATGATTGAGATACTGATAAAGATTTTTGCCATTCTAAATCATTAGGAATATTTGTAATATCTACATCCAATGTTGTATCATTTATATCAGAAATATATTTAGCCCATGAATCATAGTCAAATTCTGATATATTAATATCCATAAATGTCTAGAACTGATTACATAAAATACCAGAATTTATTGTATTATAAGATTCTAACTCATTTACATCAGTATGAATTTTTAAATCAATATGTGGTACAACACGTGGATCGCTAAATCCCGGCTATTTTATTTCATAATTTTCATAAAAAACAGAGTGTTGCCCATTTGTTGCTTGAGTATTTTCATTTAATAAATGATATTTTACTGCTACATTTAATGTACGTGGCGCAGCCATAGAAACAGCCTATTCTTCCATTATGCGATCAAATAATATACATTGTATATCATCATCTGTTGTATTAAAGAATAAATCCTCATAATTAAATGTAGTACTATTCTATGTTTCACTGTCATTAAAAGTACACATGAAATCTGCAATATTATGTGTTACCACATTTTTATTATTAGACATAATATCAGGGATATTATCTTTCACATGTAATAAGAACCTCTTATGACCTGTACCATGTAATATACTGTCAATATCTGGCTAAATATTAACCCATGTAATATTAGTGGTTAAACGTGTAGATACTTCTAACATATTTTCTGGAGTATCTGCCCATTCCCAGAATTTTTTATTTACCGGTAATTCTGTATTATTAAAGAATATACTATCTATGTATACATCTTCATTATTTGTACTAATATCAAATATAATAGTATCATCTTCTGTTGTTTCATTTACAGTAATACCTGATATAGAGAAAATAATATTATCTACTTCATTATTTGCACTTACTATATCTAATATATCACTTCCAACTGATATACTATATTCTGGTTGAATTAACTTATATGGTTCACGATATTCAAACTTACAGGTAATAGAGGTTGTATGTGAGAATATATTAAATCCTGAGAGTTTATGTATAAATACTAATATATCATATGTAATTTCATCCTCATATGGGAAATCTGTAATATCCTTGTGTATTATATCAGTATCAGTTATTGGATCTAATTCAATAGTAAATATATTTTCTGTATTAGTATATAATTTTTCATCTATTATATTATCCCCACTATAAACAATATATCCAACTTGATAATTCTTATACTATGTAGGTTCATTTATAAACATGGATTTATCAAATTTAAAGACATATGTATTAAATGCAGTAATCTACGCATTTTCAAATATATCACCCATATTAACTTTTACTATAACATTATCTGCAGATAATGCAGGTATACAATCATCTAAGCCATATATAATATTTTTATCATATAAGACTTTTTCTGATTCCAAATTTGTCAATAATATATCATCTTTAATATAAAAATTGTCAAATTTTATAGTATTATTAGAACTTAAATTATAATTCATAAATCCATCAATAATCGATGAATTTATCTATAGATATGCACTTGTATCAAAATTTTTATAAGTTACTAACTATAATTGATTATATGTTTCTTCTCTGTCTGCTTTTGGTGCCATTACCATAGCAGCTGTCATATTATCAGAAATAATATTTCCGAATGAACGCATATAATAATTTTCTTCCTATGTGCTTTTTATATTATTTTTTAAGATGTTTACATTATCATATAATTGTATTCTGTTATTATTATTAAATACTGTTTGATATTTAAATGGATCAACTGCATCAGCATTTTTTATAAGAGTATTAATATCGCAATTTAGCAAATCCTCTGTTAATGTTACCATATAATGGATTTGACCATCTTGAGCAAATTGTTTTTCATCTATATAAAAATATAAAACATCTCCAGGTTGATATTTTGATGATAATGTAGTAGGAATAGATATTTTTTCATAATCTTTTGTACTCCATCTTACAGAACTATCAGGATATACTGCACCTTTTGTTTTATAATGATTTATAGTAACTTCATATTTCTCCAAAAATTCTTTTGTGATATGTCTATAATTAGTAGCAAAATTCTTTAATGTTTCTTGATTCTTCTAATTAAGTATATCATACAATAGTACATCATCAAATTCATATTTATTTGTGTTTCTATTGTATTTCAATGTATCATAAATATCTGGATCATACATATCCAAACCAATTTGTGTATATCCAAAATCATCTACAAATGCTTCTGTTAATATTGCAGGTGGTAAAGTATTTGCTGTTACATGCACATATTGTGTTAAAAAGAAATCACCAATACTTACATTACCAGAATCCATATATACTTTACGATATTTGCCATAATTTGGATCACTAGAATCTAAATCATTATCTTTAACTCCTGCTTCCATTCTTACATTGTTAGGTAATTCAGTATAATTATAATCATATGTAATATTAGTATTATCAGAAGTTTTTACAGAAAAATGAGAATCAACACCAGTTGCATAACCAGCACCACTAGTATAATAAGGGTTAGCAGTGTACTTTGTCCTATCATCTTCAGACCATGAATCCATATTTATTTGAGAATATATACTATCTCTATCTATTGTAAATGGATAACGTTCAAAAAATGATTTATTATCACTTTCTCCATATGATATATCATATGAAGTTGGTTTTTCTAACCATAGACTATTTGGATCGGGTTTTTCCTTATATTTTAAATAATTAAAAAATAAATCTATTGATTCTGGATCAATATCATCCATAGAACCATATATAGGTGCATTATACTATGAATATCCACCAAATATTTTTACAACATCTTGTGGCTCATATGTCATATGATTTACATCAATTTGAACATCATATTTTGGGTCATTAGTAAATTGACCTTCATCATCTTGATTATATTCATATAACTATACATGTGTTTTATCTCCTTGAGTAATGTTATATATTTGCTTAAATACATAATGATCTGTATATGGATTTTCATGAACAAGCTCATCATTATTATTAATATATACATTATTAGTATCTTCTTTATTATCCATTATATCATAAACCTTCTATTTACCATTTGTAGTGGTAAATTCTTCTGTGCGGCCTGAATAATATAATGAATTGGCTTCTTTTAAAAATGCATCTTCTGCTATAGACATATAAGAAGTATCAGTAGCATTAGAATACTTATCCATATAAGATTCATATCTACTGTCTGCAAATTCTTTAAAATCTCCATTATATTCCTATGCATTTATAACGCGCTATGCTATTTTTACAATAGTATTTACGGAAATATCGTTACTGTCAAAAAAATCATTTATAAAACCTATAAATATTCCATTGCCAGTATTTCCTTTTTCACCAGGTAATCCATGTACGCCAATTCCCGGTTTGCCATGATATTTTTGATATAATGAATTCATTTATAATTAAAAACGTATTGTTTATGTATTTATTGTTGATAAATCCTTACGTACAAATTTCGTAAATATTTCAGTATTATAAATTAATGATATAGATATTATTTCAATATCATAATCTCTATATTTTGTAACAAAATTTAATGCTTTATGTCCAATATCTTCAGTGTTTATCGTTTCGGTCCAAGGTTGTAATGTATCATTCCAACCAAATTCTTTTGATAATAGTCTAATATGTGTATATACTTGATCAGATGGTAAAGCATTATCATAATCAGCTTCTGTTACATTTATAGGATCATATGTTGCTCTAAATACTATCTTTAATGTTATCATATTTTTTATTTTCTTCCAGAAAATATTAGCATTAACATTTTTTGAAACAATTGGAGCAGTAAATCCTAATTTTTTAATCTTACCATAATCAGAATCTCCATCAATATAATATTGAAATTCAAAATCCTAGCAGATATTATAGAAAGATGTAATAGGGGTTTCATTAATAACAACAGGAGAATAACCATCAATATTTACATTACTTCCAGATTTCTTTATCTTTACTTCTGAATCTATAAGTAGCGGCCCTTCTGTTTTTAAATGATATGCATTTAAAGCAGTATCATAGAATATATTAAGTTGATCACTAATATTATAACCATTAATAGCAGATAAACAGATAAATTCAATTTTATTTTCACTATTAGGAGAATCTGAAATAATACGTAAAACATAATTAGTATCATCTACACCATAACCTATATTATTGATTATCAAATCCATACCTTGATAATCGTTATTAATATTCAAGCGTCCATTTGAAGCTTTACTTATATATGCATCAGTAGAAGAGGTATTCATTTTACCACATAATGTTAAATAAGATGTCCATATACTTGATGCATTATCACTTGTAGGATTTATTATCTCATCTATATTATCTAAACGATATATATTACCATTATTATCAAAGAAATAATCCCCTTTCTAATATTCTCTATCAAGTATAATATTAGAGTTATGTACCGGTAGCATTTTATTTCTTATCTTCTGAATAAACATTTCCATACTGTTACCAGTATTATTGTAAATGTCAAAAGAAGTATAAAAAATACTGTTACCATTTGCGCCCTAATCGCCAGTTTTGCCATTTATACCATATGTAGCTATACCTGGTGCATATTCATCATTGTATATTTTTTTTGAGATCATAAATTTAATATCTGTTTATTTTTATTATAAGATAATAATAGTAATTACTATATTCAGGAATAGTAATATTTATGAATAAATCATTATCAGAAATTTCATAGTTTGTAGTAAAATTCATATATTCTTCATATTCTGAGAAATCCTCAGGCATATTATATATAAATGCACTATCACTATCAAGTTTATTTATATCATATTTTCTATACATATGTAAAGTGAAATTATTATTAACATTAAAGAATTTCAACAATGTATTAGAAATATAATTATTCATTGCTGTCTATGATTTTGACATATCACTAATAGATAATGTCCAATTTGTATAGAAATTCTAATCATTAATTATATTGTTATAGAATAACTTTGTTAAATTAATATTGATATTATAAGTATTCTATGCCTCCGCATTTTCATTGAAATTTGAAGTACCAATATTTTCTATTACATTATTATTATTATCATAATCATACTTCTATATAATAATTTCATTATCATGTATAACAATACATTTAGAACCAAATAATGTTTTATCTTCAATACCTGTAATATAGCCGCTTAATCTATCAAATTGTGTATCATTCTTATATAATCTATATATATTATTATCCCAACATGTAGAAAACATCTCCTTTGTAGGTAAAATAAAGAAATTATTTTTAACAAAATTTCCTGATTTTATTACATGTATAATTTTTTATAGGATTTATTTTACTAACCTATGTATTAGCTAATAAGCAATCTATGCCGATAATATTAGAAATATCATCATTTGTATTAAATTCAAATATTGGCTTAAATGATGGGCTGAATATACCATGATTAAACTTTGTGTATGATATATTTAGAGAAAGATTAATAGGGCGGAAATCATCTGTTATAGAGATTTTTGAATATGTATTTTTATCAATAATATACATATCTATATTTTTATTTTCAAATGATTCCTTATATTTGTTTAGTTTTTCTCTGTATGTATATTCGCTATGCTCATCATTTTGTTTTTTCATAACAAATGTATTTTTCTAGCGGAAGCTAATATCATAATTATTAAAGAATTCATACATATTGTTCACAGGATCTGGTTCTATTCTATGTAAACCTTCAATACGTTCATATTCTGTATAATCATTTCCATTTATATCCTGACCATGTACTTCATTAATAACAACTTTCCATTCTTCTTCCTAATATGTGTCATTTAATGGAGACATATTATAATAGTTTTTATATTTGTTATTTGCTCCCATTAATGATATAATAGTTGGTATTGATGATGTTAAATCTCCTTTATGGAATGAGTGAATAGTTCTATCATTTTTCTCATAAGATTTAAATGTATCTGTTACTTTTATATAACAGCAATATGGCTATTCATTATAAACCATATTAAACTCATCAGTATATACATCCAAATCATTTTCAATAATATATGAAATATCAGATATTATTTCATTATTTGATTTTTTAATGATATACATATCATCTAATTTTGCACAATTACTTATATCATAATTATATGGAGCATTATACCAATTATAATTTACTGGACAGAAATTATTATTTATTGCAATAATATTATCATTTGTAGATATACTATTAACATTATATATATGATTTATTATTAATATAAACTATTCTTGCTTTGATATAAAGATTTCATTTACATTACTACCATCAAAGTCATTAAATATGAATATTTGATAATTATTATATTCATCGAGTTTTATATTACGAGTATATTCATTATTATTAAATGTTATAATAAATTTTATACCATAGAAAATGAATTCAAGTGTTTGTATATATTTGTTATAATATCCTTTTGCTGTTTCTAGCTTATAATTTTGTATTAAGAATTTTTTTAATGGATATTTATAATGACCTGATAATATAAAATTTTTTAATGACATTGATTCATTACCAATAGAAACAAAATCATTTATTTCATGATTAATATATTGCTCATTATTACTATGACCCGGCAAATATACATTTTCAGTAAAATGTCCTGCAATAGAAGCTGCATAATTATACTATTGATAATCCGTATTTAATATAGAATTATGATCAAAATACACACCATTAGATTTCCAATTACAGTTAACAGTAGGAACAATAGGTATAATCAAATCAGAAGTTTCTTTATTATTAACAAATTTGTAATAATTATCCATATTCTACTCCTTTATAATTGTACTATAATTATAATCATCTAAATATGAGACATCATATAAAGTAATTGTAGAATCTTCATCTGCAAGCAAATACTCATTTGGAAGTTTTACTGTATATACAGAATCATTATAAGTATATATAATATTATCTCCATATATTGCAAATGTAACATTATTACCTGATGGAATATTTCTAATATTTCCGGATGTTAAACGATATGTAGTATATAATTTTATATCTTTTCCTATATATAATTTTTGACCGGCTTTAATAGATACTCCTGCTTGTTTCTTATATTTGATTGTTTCTTCATTATTAATCCATGTATCAATATCCATTATATTATTAATACCCATTAATGAAAGTGCTGCAGTTTTTGGAGCGCAAATATTAATGTAAGAATTTATTAATCTTACTTTAAATGGTGATAATACAATATGATTAGATACATTAAATGGTGATATTACGCAAAATTCATAAAATATATTTTCTTTTAAATCATCTAAGAAATTTGATATATTATTATTTTCATCAAAAATGTATACATCCTTTGGATTTTTATATTTTATAGAACCTTGAATAATATTATATTTTAACAATGGATAATAACCCTTTATTGTATTAACAATAGGAGATATAATATTCTTAAGATCTTTATATAAGTCATAATTAACTTCACAAATAAAATTATCTTTTATCTTATTTGTGTTTATAAATTTAATAATTGTATGCTTTCTATTACCTGTAAGTTCTAAACCATTATTAGAAAATCCTACGAGATTATCAGGATATAAATCATTATTATATTCTAATATGTCAGTATTATAAACTCTATTAAAATTATAATACCTTATATAATCTTGTTCAGCATTATCTGCTAATATATGTTGAAAATATACATCATTATATGCAATATCATCCTCATTATAAGTTACACAAAAACTTATTGCATCATTATTAATACTTCCTACAAAAATATTACTGCCAGCAAATTTTCTGATACATGCTTGTATACGCTATAATTGAATATCAAGAGATGCTGTTTTATTAGGATCTGATAAATCCTATGTATAAAATGATGTACGGAAAATAGAGCTAAATATACTTATATCTTTTGTTACATCATCAGGGGTATTTGTACTTATATAAGGATTAATATTATCTTTTGTATATCTTAATCGAATATCATTAGATGCAATTATATCAAATACAAGTGTTTCTGTATTTGTATAATTATGCATAAATATAAATTTGAAATGTTCACCAAACTATATAGGCTTTGTAAATTTCATTGATATAAAGTTATTAATATCTTTGAAATCCTTTGTATCTGCTTTAATATTACATATGTTTTTACCAGGAATATTATTAACATATTTCTTTATAAATGTATTAATATTCAATTTACTGTTTACATATGCAGCATCTGTAGTTGTGCTCATAAAGAAAATACGATCTGCATAATCATCATTTTCTAAAATATCCAAGTTTACTTCATTTGAAGATAATTCATTATTGTTTATATCAAAATATGTAATAACAGAATTATTATCAGAGCTTGATGTAATACTATTGAATTTTATAAATTGATTCTCTGTTAAATATAATCCGAAATAATTATGCATTGACATATTAGCTGCATCTTCATCATTGAACATGAATTCAAGATTAATAATATTAGGATATAACAAATTATTTCTTTCAAAGCCATTTAAAATATACATATTATATTTTTCCTGGCGTTGCTCTTCGTTTTCTAATATTTTTGAACCAAAATAACTGGTCTCTACTTTCTTTGTAATTATTCCTTTATTAATATCAATACCATACCATGTATTTCTTCCTTGACGATAATTTTCATCTGTCACCTTACGAAAATTCTATTCTAAGAATTGTAAATGGCATGCGCCTTGTATTTCTGCATTAATAAGATCTGCATATGTTTTTAAATACTATCCTATTGATGTAGAATTTCTTAAATCAAATATTTTTACTATTTGAGGATTCTTTAATGCATCTTTTAATTTTGATAAATCATCAATTTTTGCATTATTATATGTTTCCGCATTAATAATATTATCAGTTTTAAAAATACAGAAGTAATCAGGTAATTTTTTGGAAATATAAAGTGGTGCCAATATCTTCATATTTTCGGTATATAAAGAATCAAAGTTATTTTCTGCACCATACTCATATGTATTTTCTACTTGAATATTAATATCATAATAATTCTTATGTGGCAAATATGCATCACTATGTACATTATATAAAACTCCTTTTGGCAGATCAGAAAAAATAGTTTTTACATCATGTGCATAATTACCATTAGCAGCAACTGATTGATGACGATATTTTCGTTCATTCAAAATACTTGCACTGCTAACTTTAAATGTATCTAAATATAATTTATAATCCTCTGTAACAACAAGCTTTATATTACCAGTAAGTTTAGGATTTGTCCTAAGTACCATAAAACTTCCAGTATCATCTCCAATTATATTAGCCTAATAGTTATAAAGCTGTAATAATTTTGAAGTAATACTGACAATATTAACAGATACAGGAAATGATAAAATATTACTATTTTCTGCACTTTTTACCTATATATCGAAAGTAAAATATAATTCAGAAAAATTATCAGGTAAATTAAATTTATCAAAAGACAAAGTATATATAGCATCTATATCTGTATTATAAGTATAGATACTATAATTAATTTTTTTATTTAAATATGTTTCTTCTGCATGCTCTGTAATATAGCTTTCTGGAATATCTTCATTTTTATAAATATTAAATTCACCATCTTTTAAAATATGATGTCCATTTATTCTAAATCCATTTGTTTCTAAAAACTATATAACTTCTGGTGTAAATAAATCATTATTTTCATCAAATATTATATTTGTACTATATATGTCATTAGTACTAATATTAAATAATTCATTTACGTCTAAAATAGCAGTTCTTGATGTTTCTGAGAACTTTATTAGTGCCTTATAATTAACTTTATCTGCCATTACATTTATAAATTTAAACTTATATTATTTATAGACTAAAAATGCAGTACCTTATTTTTAGTACTGCATTTATTTTTATCTTGCTTGAAGTTCTTCTTGTATTGCTCTAAGTGTCTATTCTAATGATGATAATCGATTATCAATATCATTAATTTTATCTTGCATGCTTATTGATTCAATTCCTGTATCTGTTTCATTCTCATATGAAATATTCTTTGCTTCATGTTTATAGTATAAACCATTCACTGAATTTGTATTTGCAATAGAATCATCCATATGTGCCTATACACCTATAGAATTTAATGTATTATTAATTGCAATCTCCATTGCATCATCATTTACTTCGGTAATCAAATCTGCTATTTCATTATTTGTTGATAATGTGTCAGGGAATTCAATAATAACACTATTTGACCATACAGAACGTAATGGATTCTCAGGATAACCAGCTTCTGATATAGAACGTACTTTTATTTCTACTTTTTCACCTTTTGTAATAGGTATATCTATTTGGTTAATATTAATTTCTGTGCCATCTGCTACATTTTCTGTTGACCATTCATATAAACCTGTTGCATTATTATATACGCGAGTCTTTAATTTACCTTGCATAATTGACCAGTCAGTAAATGTACCTGTAACTTGTGATGTGCCGGTTACATCTGTATAATTAAATGTATTTAATTTAACACCGGTATTATCATTACAAATATATCTGTATGCAATTTCAAATCCAATTATTTCTTCAGGAATTGTTTGTGCTGCATCTCTATACTTATATTCAGGAATAGCAAAGAAACCGCGTACATGATATTTAGGATTTACATTAACAGCCTGATTATCTTTTACAATATTCTTTAAGTTTGATACAAGTGTTGAATAACTTGCTTGTAAATTCTGTAAATCTGTCATATTCGTTGCAATCTGTTGCTGCATAGAATTATACTTATCCATTTCTGTGATACTCTATAATTCTGTCTTTTGAGAAGCAATAGTTGCTTTTAATGAACTAATCTGTGATTTTGCTGTTTCTATCTCTGCTGCTGTTTTCTTTACTTCAGCTGTATCAATAGCTGCATTAATCTGTGTATTAATTTGCACTACACGTAAATCATTTCCTATAAGTACCGGTGCATTTGGAATAGTTCCATAATATGCTTTGATTGCACGTTGTTTTGCGTCTGCAATCATATTTGCACCCCAGTCAACAATATTTGCATTATAAAAATTCAAGAAATTCTGACTTCCATCATTTTCATATATCAAATCATTTGAGGAGAATTTAATAGGAGTTGACCAAGAATTACTTAATAAATTAAAATCCTCATTTACACCTTTAATATAAATGATATTATATTCATTAGCTCCGAATCTTACATTTATTGTTTTATCTCTAAATGGATCCTGATAATATCTGAATATTGTATATAAGCCGGGTATTGCAGTACCACTTATAACTTTTATACGTATTTTATTAGTATTCTAATCTATTTCCTGTATTGTATATAATGTATTTTCATATGCAAGTACATCTCCAACAGATAATATATTATTCTTAAATTCACCCTCTCCATCTGAAGAGATTGTTGAATAATTAATAGTATCTACTTTATACCATGTATTACCATTTATAATTTCTGGATCTTTTACTACCTAAAATTCGCCGGCAGCAGTATTACTGACTAATGGTAATTCAATAGTTTCAATATCTTCAGAATAACGAACATTATTATATGTTAATAACGCCTTTAAAGAAATATAATCATAAGCATTCACCGATAAATTTGTATTCCATAATTCTTGAGCAGCAGTTTCACGAGAATCTAATATGACACGTGAAACTCTTACACGATCAGCGGAATCTTCTATCTTGCCTGTTAAATCAATTTGTACAGTTGCACCAGGAAACATTAAATCTTCAAAGAACCAGTTAGTATCCAATTTAAATGTAGATGGATCTTCTAATCCTGTAATTTGAGCAGGAGTTTCTGGAATATTTGTTAATTTAATTTGTCTACGTGTTCCATCTGTTAAATTTATTGTACCTTTGCCTGAGCTGATATTACTAATAGATTTTTCAATAGCAGAAAGTTTATTAATGATTGTATTATAACTTGGCAATTCATATACCTTCGTATCATTTCCATTAATATCATCATGTTCATACTATACAAATGTATCATTACTTGTCATTGATTTCTGTATAGATGACAATAATGACAATATATTAGTCTATGCAGTAATAGTCTTACGCATATTCTCAGAAAAACTATTTACGTTCTTATTATTCATAATCTCTTAAAAATCATTCATTATTTTTTAATGTTTCTACTTCTGCTTTTAATGTTGATATATCTATACACATACGCTGAATCTATGCAATAAGCATTGGTACAAGTCCTGCATAATTAACTCCATTATTATTCAATAAGTAATTAATATTTGCAGCATCATCTGCAGCTTTTTCAAATATTTTCGACTTATTAGAAACATAGAATTGATTATATATCTTCTAATGATATATTTCATTTTCTATAGAATAATTATTATCCTATTTTACCTTTACTACAAGATTTGTAGACGTATTAAATAATAAATCCAAAACATTTGTATATGATGTTACAGTATTTGGATCTGTTAATACAAACTCATCATTTGGTGTAGTATCTTGCTCTATAATAAAATTCTTACTATTATAAATTGTATCTGTATATAAGTAATCTGTATGTGTACCAGAACTATCTATTGTCATTACAGGATTACCATAATATAAATCCTCTGTATTATCAGATACGTCTATAACATAAAATTCTAAATTATTACTTGTATTTTTAGAATTTACTTTAATTGTATTTACAAATAATGTACTTGTATCTAAAAATGCTGTATGCGTTCCATTAAGATATGAATGTAATGCTGTAGATATATCATCAATTTTCTGTGTCTATGAATCGTAAAATGATATAATAGAATTATATTGTGATGTTATTTTCTATGTAGCATTTACATTTGTATTCATTATATCAATAGCACGGTTTAACTAATATATTACATCAGAGAAATCCATAGATGCCATAGAAGACATTGTGGTATTATCCTATATAATCGCATCTGTATTATCATATACAGATAATGTCTTTATATTAACACGGAATGAATAACTATTACCAAAACGTTCTGAAGTAGATTTTACTTTTTTAAACGTTGGTATTTGGAATGTATCATCTTCTGTATTACTGATACGCGGACTATCTAAGAAAATAATACCAAATAAGTTAGTAGCCTGAGGTGTTTTGATATTATCATCTTGATTATATATTGAATAATATAATAATATCGCATTAAATTCAAATTCCGTATCAATATTAAATATATTATTAATATCTACATTTATATCATCATAACTGCTTATATTAATATTAGCATCTGTATCTTTTGCTGCTCCTTCTAATTGGCTAAAATGCCTACGAGCAATACGTTGCAATGTATCAATATCTTTTACTATTTCTAAGCCATCAGGGCCATTTGCTGCGGAAGAAACAGTATTATACCCATTATTACCATCATACATCGGAGTTTCATCACCGAGATACGAATTATATTGTGTATCATAATCTCTACCTTCTAATGTAGTACCGCCATTAGAAGAACGATATTGCTTTGAACGATAATTATTATCATAAGAAGATTTAAAGAATACTGGTCCAGCACCATAACTTGTTGGTATGTTTATATAAGTTTCATTGAACATACCAAAATCGCTAGAAAGCGAATTACCGGCATCAATACTTCCAAAACATTTTACTACTGTTTCATCCTGTTGGAATCTATTATGATCGGCATTAAATTTCTTATCATAATAGATATTTTCATATCCCTCTACTTTATCATAGTTCTTTATATTAATAATTCCTACTTTCTTTGCCCAATGCCAGAATACCTTTTCTGTAACAGTATTCAAATCTGCTAAATTATAATTTTCATCGTTTAATAATAATGTTTCAAAATTCATCATATAATTCTATAATGATAATGCTATAGATTTAGCCGCGCCTTCTGCATTATTTGAAACTATAGGAGATTCTGTATATGCACTATTTGGTAATGGTGGAATATTTAATAAAGCATAATGTGATAAAGCTACGCCATTAACGTTGCTATTAAGATTTAACCCAATATCTTCACTTGCTGATGGAAATACATACATTGTTCCACCAGAACTATAATTATCACCTAAATGTCTTAATGCTTTTATTAGAGGAGTTTTTCTATTTGCCATATACTCACATTATGTTTTTTTATTTATTTTCCAATATTATATCGCTTGGATTTACAACTGAATAATTATATAGTTTCCATACAGTTCCATATTCTTCTGAATATGAAGCTGATCTGATTTCCAAAATATTTAAAGGATTCTTTTTTATCTTTACATATTTCTTATTCTTCCTATCTAATAAAATACGATAATAATCATTTGTATCAGTATCATTAAAATTAATGAATACATTCAATCCGATATTTTCTGTTTCTATACATGCAGTATTAATATCATCAATAGTTACTTCACCATTGACAACTGTATAATAAGAATATAAATTTCCTGAAGTTAAATCATTAAAATGTAATTTTGGAAGTTTTTTACGTTTTAATTGCAAAGGTGAAGCGAATAATAAATTACGATCATATGTTACTGTATTATCATTTTCATATGTATTATCATCTAATATATTACCTGCACTATAAACATTATTTTGCGGGTTATTTAATGCTTGTACTGTTTGCTTTAATTGATTAACATCTGACTATAAACTTGCCAATGTTTGATAAACATTTGATTGTTTATATGCTATAACAGATGCATCGTGACATAATACTAATTCATTATTAGCAGTTTCATATGCCTGCTGTATTGCATCAGATGACCAGCAATCAGAAAATGTATTATGTTCCATCTTCTAAACTGCACTCTTTAATGCACTTTTTAAAGAATCTATATTTTTAACAGTAATATATTCTGCTGCAAGATTAACAAATTCACCAAAATGTGCTTTAACACTTCCTGTAGGAGCATACACAGATTTCGTTAATCTATTTGTAGAAGAATCATAAATCCAATTAAATTCAGATTCTATTGCTTCATTATTATGGTTAATAACTTCTGGAAGCATACTAATAGGGGTCTTACCAGAAATATTCTAAAGATAATTAATCATGTATAAAACTATATAATATTTTATTATTTATAAGCATAATTTTTATATAGTAAAATGAGAAAAGAATAAAATTATATTTTTACAAAAAAGTTATTTAGGATATAATATAAAAATATTTTTTCACATTCGCAAAGCTCATATGAATTATACAACACCAAAGAAAAAAGTTTGCATTTGTTTAGTTAAATTTTGTGAAAAAGTATAATTTATACAAAATTTAAATAATAATTGATAGATGAAGTTTAAAAATATCAAATTTATTTTATCCAATAAATTTGTTTATCATTAAATACTACATAATCATCACATAAATATTGTTCATTTTCACCTTCATATACATTTTTAATAATTAATCCATCATAGCCTTTTTCTTTTGCTGTTACTGCCATTGTTTCTGTATCAACAATATTATCATTATCATCATAATGAAATGACCATGCATCATATCCCCAATCAATAATTAATGGATTTAACATTTTAATAAATGCTTTATGAAAACGTGTTTTTCTAAAACGGTTTCTATTATCAGCACCAAAATATTTAGCTACAATATTACTATCAGAAAACCAATAGTTATCAGTAGAACCAATTTCACCACCATAAAAAAGCACTAATGGCGTCATGTTATCCTCATCTACACATTTAGAATTTTTAAACCAATTTTGAAAATCTTTATTATCTAATATCTCTTTTTCTGTATCTAATAATAAATCTATTTGTGATTCATTTATACATTTTAATAAATTTTTAGATAAACCATTTATTATATTTTCATAAAGAACTTTATTATTATGTGTCATTATGGTAAATTAATATTTTAATATTTATTGTATGATATAATTTAAAGTATAAAAAGAATGCATATCTAATTAATATGCATTCTCTATTTCTTCTAAATTTCCTTTACCACTTTCGTTCTGGACAACCTTCTATACTTATGCCAAAATCATCAATAGGATAGATTGCTCTGACTTTGGCTTTTAATATGCAACCACAAATTTCACAAACTCCATTTTTATTATGTTCACATTTATTACAAATATCAAGGCGTTTTTTAGCGATTTCCGAAGACTTACCAGTAATCTTGTTGTAAAGCCATATACTGTATCCTTGCACAATATATATAAAATTCTACATTAGTTCGACAACCAACATCATTTTGTATAAATTTACCTTTATAATATTTATTAAATTTTGTTAATATGTAATTGTATTTTAGACAATTATTATTTTTTTATAATAATCTAAAGATTAATTATACAAATTTAATGAATATTGTATGTTTTTGAAAGTATTTTTATTAATGGTTTTATGCCATATTATTGATGATTTTGTATTTCAACCGGTATGTCTCAGTAATTTAAAACAAAAGAATTATTGGGAGCGCTTATGTAAAGATGCAAACGTTGATATAGAAAAGTATAAGAATGATTATATTGCCGCTTTGATAATACATGCATTCTCTTGGAGTATTATGATAATGTTACCAGTTATGTTTTTGGTACCAACAGTATCATGTATTGCATTAATAGGATGTATTATTATAAACGGTTTAGTACATGCATATGTAGATGATTTAAAAGCGAATAAGTTTGAATTGAATCTTGTAGAAGATCAGTTAATACATTTTATTCAAATATTTATAACTTTTATCATTATTATATTAAGTATAATTTTATAAAATGGAAAAGAAAAAGAAATTTTTTCAAGTAAATGTCCAAAAAGTAGAAATTAATGAAGTATTTTTGGATCCTAACTCATCATACTATGAATATGCAAAACCGTGGACATTTGAAAATGAAAAAGACGCAAAAGAATACTTACGCCAACGATTAAATAAAAAATTGAAGAAATTGGATGAACAACTAAATGAACTTGTTGAAGAGCGTAAGCAGCTTGTAAATACTATTTTAACTTTATGAAAGTAATATTTCTAGATTTCGATGGCGTTATTACAATTCCTCCAAAATGGTATCTTAAAGCAGATAAAATAAAATTGATTAAGAGGATAGTAGATGAAACAGCAGCAAAAATTGTTGTTTCATCTTCTTGGCGTATGCAGACTGTTGAAGAAACTAGAAAAAGTATGGTTTATAAAGAAAAAAGATGTCCAAGGAATAAAATGCTATATTGGTTAATTGATAACCTTTATGATGTAACACCATGGGTAGGTTTAGGTAATGGTAGAGGTGGGGAAATCCAGCAGTATCTTAATAATCATTCAGAAATTGATAACTATGTTATAATTGATGATGATGGTGATATGTGGGATTCTCAGTTATACCATTTTGTACAAACTAATTATGAAGATGGTATTACAGAAACAGAAGCAATACGTGCAATAAAAGTATTAAATAGAAAATGGTTTCAGAATCCGATGGCATTAAATTTTGAATTACGCTTTCAACATTTATTAAAATGTCATAATTTACCAAATAAATGTGAAGAACTAAAACAATATAATGATTTATGTCAAGATGGAACTAAAAGATATTAATATTGATATTAAAAAATTAATAGAGTATTATAATTTTATTAATTTATTTGGAATAATAGACAGTTATCCTAAAAATACTGATTATAAAATATTAAATGACAATTAATGATTATAAAGTTGGCACATCTTTTGAGATAAATTGTGCAAAGCATAAACATATCAAGACGGGTGAAATGGTATATGATAGCTTTGGCATAGATAAAAAATTTGCCAATCTATATGGTAGATCACCTGAGCAGGTTATCAGGGTAAAATGTACAATAATAGAAGAAGATGTAATAATTAAGGATCTTATGAATAAAGATTCTGATTATGATGAAAATTCAATAGATTATTTTGGATTTATTGATGGATTTGAAAAGAATAATTTAAAAATTTCAATAATATGGAGAAATATTAAATTGTACGCTATTTGTTTTCCTTATGGTCCAGATTCTCAACGATTTTGGGAGTATGATCAATTGAATTATGAAACTAATGAATATGAATTCAGAAAGGGTGATAGACGTGCAATGACAGTAAGATTAAAAATCGAAGAATTATAAAGATTTAAAATATGAGTAGTAGTTTATTTTATGATTGTTATGCAACATATTATAATAATTATTATAGTCCTACAAAATATGTTGATGGTGATAAACGATTTGTAGATATTAAAGATGGTGATATTCTTTATTTTTTGAAAAGAAATGATATATTAGAAATAAAAGTATCACGTCCGTGGCATATGGCAAGAGGATGTTATTATATTTCATTAAATAGTAATAAAATAAAAGCTATTAATTTTGGTACATGTCATAGTGGAAATACTTTAGAGTCAAAAAATAAATCTATTGTATATTACGATGGTTATATTATTGGAACTAATAAAGATAGTGTAATAAATATGGCCATAAATGATATTAATGATAGTATTAATGATATTGATAAAGAAATATCAAATCTTAATAGTAGAAAAAATGCAACTATTAAAGAATTGGAGCAATTTAAGAGATTATATAAAAAATGATAGAGTTAACAGGAAAATATACAACAGCAAAAATATTTGCTGATACTATAGAGGCAGATGTATATGGACAAGTATATGATATAATTAATTGTCCAGCATTTGCTAATCAAACTGTTGTATGTATGCCAGATGTACATGTAGGACCATCAGGTCCATGTGGATTAGTTACAACTATTGGCGATTATATTTGTCCAGAACATATTGGTGTTGATATTGGATGTACTGTATCAATGATGATATTGGATAAGAAAGTTCCAAAGGTTAAATATTCTGAATTTGAACATCGTATAAAAAATAATGTTCCATTTGGCTTTGAACTTAATGATCATGTAATTATTGATGAAAGACAGTTTAGACAATTTCTTACTCAAGGATTTAACAAATATCGTAATTTCTGGCCTGAAATGCTGATGAATCTTCCGGATCAAGTAACAGAAAAATGGATTACTGAGCAGCTTAAGAGGTTGAATATGGATGAAGGCACTTTTTATAAATCATTAGGAACAGTAGGTGGAGGTAATCATTTTATTGAATATGACGAATCTACAGAGGATGATTTAGCAGGAGTAACATTACATTTTGGATCTCGTAATTTTGGTGTAAAGGTTTGTAAATATTGGATGCAAAAAGCAAATCAGCCTATGCCAAAGGAAGAGATGAAAGAAGCATTAAAGAATTTTAAACAGGAATATAAGAAAACACATTCTAATAACAAGGAATTTCAAAAAGCTAAAGAAGAATTTATTAAAGGACTTTCTGTAAATCATATTAATGGTTATCTTTCAGGAGAATATATGAAAGGCTATCTTTGTGATATGTGTTTTGCACAGCTTTATGCACAATATAATCATATGACTGTGCAAAAGATAATTAAGGACATTCTTATTAAATATGGAATTAAAGAGATAAGAACAATTACATCCACTCATAATTTTATTGATCTTCATGACCATATTTTAAGAAAGTCTGCAATACGAGCATATGAAGGTGAGGAAATGCTGGTACCATTTAATATGAGAGATGGTATTGCAATTTGTGAAGGTCTTTCAAATTCAGAATGGCTAAATTCATGTGCACATGGTGCCGGAAGAAAAATGTCCCGCTCTAAGGCTAAGCAGAATATTTCAATGGAAGAATATAAAGAATCTATGATAAATGTATATTCTACAACTGTTTGCAAAGGTACTATCGATGAGTCACCGATGGCTTATAAAGATACAGATGAAATTAAAAACTTAATTACAGATACTTGTGTAATTAAGCATATGATGATACCTAAGATTAATATTAAAGCAGCAGATGGGGGTGATTAATTTATGGATATAAAAACAAAATATAGTATTGGTGATCTTGTTTATTATCAAGATTGTGATGAAGATAAACCATGGAAATGTAGAGTTATGTCTGTAAGTACTTGGACAGTTAAATTGGAAGATGGTAAACTTCATACTTGTATTTACTATGAATTATGTCATGTTTATGATAATGGTAAAGAAGAATGGTTATTAAGCAAATATTTTGAAGATAAATTAAAACCTATAGAATAATGAAAGAACGTACATATTGTACAGGAGAATATACAGGATTTAGACATAGAACCTATGAATGTAGGGTACGTGCTCTTTGTAAAAAATATGAAGCATTTAAAGAGTATTTAGATACTCATAATTTACAATATCCTAATTTTGATGATACTTATAGTAAATTTCATGAATGTGAACGTGAGGTTTCTGATAGAGCAGAAGCAGCTGCAAGAAATTCATTTTCATGGTTAGGATCAACATCAATGTAAAATAATTAATTATGAAAGAAAGTACAATTAAAGAGTTTGAGCTTTGTATTAAGAAAACAAGGGAACTTTATACTTATTTAGAGAAATATCTTAAAAAAGATATTAAACGAATTATAGATGATTATGAATTAGATATATCACAAATGTCTGAAGAAGAACCACATGTTACAGGTATCAGCTATATTGAATATAATGATATTATTGTAGTAACTATTAGTTTCTTTGATGAATGTAGCGAAACAGGGATAGGTGTTGAGGAAGTAAGAGTAAACCTTAGTGAATTTTTGGAATGGCTTAAACATAAAAGATAATTTATTATGGAATCAAAAATATTAGAGAGATTATTACCTTTATGGGATATTACCAGCGCAGTAGAACAACTTATAGATGAAAATAAGGAATTAGAAGAGGAGAATAAAAAGCTCAAAGAACGTATTAAGTGGTTTGAAGATTCTCTTGAAAAGAATGCAAAGGCAAGTGGTGAAGCAATACATAATTTTATTACCGCATGTCTTGATGGTAGAATTACTGTTAATGATAATGATGAAACAGTGATTAAATCAACTTCAGAGGAATAATATGAAAAAGAAATATTGGGTTATTAATTCAAATAAAAAGAATAATCAGTATTGGATTGAATCTATAATGATAGATCTAAATACTGATAATTATCAAGAAAATAAAGATTTATATTCTGAAACTATTATTGAAGCAAAACAAAAACTTCATAAGAAAATAAAAGAAGAAATATATCAATTAGATTCTAAAATTAATAAATTAGAATATAAAAAGAAGAAGTTAAACAGTCAATTATTAAATCCAGAAATCAGAGATGAAAAATATATCTGAAGAAGAGTATCAGCATTTAAAGCTTTTTAAGAAATTATATGATAATTCTTTTTATCCTCAAACATATAATATTGAAAAGAATTGTGTAGAATATCCAGATTTTCCAGGATCACATGGACCGGCAATATTTTATTTTCCTAATGAGGAATGTAAACAAAAAGCTTTAAAAGCAGCAAAGAAAAAATTGGAAATTACTATTAAAAAGAAAAACAAAATAAAAACGTTTTTAGTAGATTTAGAAGATATAGTAGATTTAAAGGATTAAAAGAATATGAGAACATTAGAGACTATACGAATGTATAATTTTGCTCAGAAGAATCACTGGCAACTTATGTGTGATCTTTCAGATAATGATTATGATATTGATTATTTTTCTGGAAGAATATCAATTAATGATGATTTTGATTGTTTTCTTCAAACGCAAAAAAATTTTAATATACATAATATATTTGATTGGCTTACTGATACTATAAAAGAATGTAAGGATAATCAAGAAAATAAGAATAAAGTACATTACCAAGGTGCTATAGATGAATGTAATTTACTTTTTAAAATTGTATATCAAGATTATTTGATGTTTAATAATTAATAATTAATAATATGGGAGCCGTTATTACAAAACAACCAAACGGAAAATATGCGCGTTTTAGTTCTGTTGTTGATACATTTACAGATTGGAATTTAACAAAGGATGAACTTAAAGAACTTATGACAAGAAAGTTCGGGGTAGAAGATTATGATGTAACACATTTTGAAGATTTTTTAGCTGGTAAACATTCATATCGTCCATATGATTTCTATAAAGTTATTCAAGATATGTCATTATCTAATGAAACATTGGAATCTGCAAGAAAGAAATTATCAGAGATGGGATTTCGCGGAGCAGAAAATTGGCAACCTTCTGTTTGCTGGGATGATGATCGTAAAAAACAAGCAAAATGGATAATGAAGGAAATCAGTAAATATATGTATCGTTTTGGATTTGACTTAATTGTAAAAGATGGAGACATATATTTAAAAGATAAATTATTTTTTGAGGAAGATGGAGAGGTAGATGATACAGGTTTTGGTGAGGTGAAATTTGTATTTGATGATAAAAATTGTGAGGAACCTTTTTATGGAACAGACGAAAATCTATACAGTAGTAAAAGTTGAAGTTAAAGATGGGTGTGATGCAATAAATTTATTAATAACTACTACTGATAAAGAAAAAGCGAAAAAGAGATTTAAAAGAGAGGTAACATTAGATAAAAAAACAAATCCATATTGGCAGAATGGAAATAGGGAATTATTTGATGATATGGATGATGAATATTATTGTGTATATGATATAAATGATTATGGATTAAATCATACACTTATTTTATTAAAAGAAACTATATTAAAATGAAAAAAGATAAAAAACTATTAGAATTATATAATAGATTTAATCAAATTAATAAAAGTTTTTTAAAAGATATTCATAAAATACATAGAAATTATTTAAAAGATTTTAAAAAATCTATTAATAACTTTAAATATGAATTAATGTCAGAACCAGAATATTATAGAGATACAGTTTATCATAATCATGAGCCAAGTGATAAATTGGATTATTTGGATATACGTAAAACAAATATAGAAAAGATAAAGAATATAATATTTGATTTATGTATTGAGGAATATGATAAACAATTAGCATTAACTAACTTAGGACCTCATAGACAAGCATGTAAAGATCGACTAAAAGAAATTAATGAAGAGCGTTGTTGGAGGCTTCAGGACTATGAAGCCTTTATGTGGGATTTTAGAAAAGATTGGGATTTAAATTACGAAGATTATGACGGAATATCTAGAGACGAAGTATGCAAGTAAAGTAAAAATTGTGCAATTAAGAAAACCACAAAGAGAATGGTATAAAGTTCATATTATCTGTGAATTTGATGATGAGTCTGAAATGCATGATACAATAGAATTGGATGATTTATTGAATGATGAATTATATTTCTTAGTATTATGTTATATCTTTAATTGGGATGATGAATTTGTACAAGTTAATCCACAAGATGAAGATGAAGCAGTGTCAGGTTATAAAGTAGCAGAAGATACTAATTTTCCATGGTTAAAACAATATTTACTGAATGTTGGATTAGCTTTTGGTGAACCAGAATATAAAGTAGAATCAGTATTTGGACGAGATATATTTTATTATGATGGTAAAGAAAAATGTAAATTGGTTTTGCCAGATATGAAAGAATTATTTAATTCAAGGGAGGAAATGGTAGAATATATGAATAATTTATATACTAAAACATTAACGAATGAGTCTTGAAAATAAATGGTTAAGGGCAGCAGTACCCGCACTCTTACTGCATTCATGTATCGGCAGTGTTTATTGCTGGTCACTTTTAAAAGATGAGATTGCTCAAGAAATAGGTTGTACAGTGTCTAGTATAGAGTTTGCTTTTTCTCTTGCTATATTTTTCTTGGGTATGTCTGCAGCGTTTGGTGGAACGTTTGTTGAAAAAAATGTAAAGCAATCATCATTTATATCCATGCTATGTTTTACAGGAGGCTTAGGATTATCTGTTGTATCTATTATGATGCATAGCGTGTTAGGTCTTATGCTTAGTTATGGATGTTTAATGGGTATTGGATTAGGAATAGGATATTTGTCACCGGTAAAAACATTGATGCTTTGGTTTAGTAAGCATAAAGGATTGGCTACAGGTATTGCTATTTCTGGATTTGGATTATCAAAGGTATTATTTTCACCTTTTATTGAATGGTGTAATAATGCTCATTCCATTTATCATACATTAATAATTATGGCGTTAATTAGTATTGTATTAATGTCATGTGCAACATATTTGATAAGAAAACCGTTGGATTGGAAAGAACCACAAATAAAACATAATATAAAAGATTATTGGCATATTATTTCAGATTATACATATTTGAAAATATGGCTGATTTTCTATTTGAATATTACATGTGGTTTGGCATTGATTTCATTTGAGAAATCTATCGGACTTTATGCCGGATTAACTAATATAGGAATTCTTGCAGCATTTACTGCATTGTTTAATACAATAGGAAGATTTGGTTATTCAACATCTTCGGATTTTGTAGATAGGAAAGAATGGATTTATATAGTAATCTTTGCAAGTTCTTTTATAGGAATGTTGATGGGATGTATTTGGTTATTGTTTATACCGGCAATGTTATGTATTATTAATGCAGGTTATGGTGGAGGTTTTTCTACACTTCCAACACTTTTACAGAGTAAATTTGGTATGACACAAATAAGTACAATACATGGATTTGCATTATCTGCATGGGCATGGGCAGGATTATCCGGTAATCAGATTTCTAATTTAGTATTGAATACTTTACATTGGAGTTATGAATCATTATTCGGAATACTTGCAGTATTATACTTTATAAGTTTATTGATTATGTTTAATATAAAGAAAGGTGAGAATTAATTTTCTCACCTTTAATTTTTATAATAATCCTAACTTTGATAATGTCTTTTCTGTTACTACCATAAATTCTGCACCTCTTGCATTAAATTCTTTTGCAGCAGCTTCCCATTTTGCTTTATTCACTAAATATGTTTCTGCCTCTCTGTTAAATGCTTTATGCTCTTTTAATGATGCACCTTCTTGTAAAGGTTTTGGCATCTGTGTTTGTGCATATGGCTTTATCTCTATAAAAATCTTTCTTATATTTCCTGATTGTGTCTATAATTCAATCCATACATCTGTATAATAATTACATATTTTCCAGTATCTTGGATCATTTGGGTTTAAATTATTTTTAACACAATATTCTAAATTAGCAACGGGATTTTTATATTTTATTGCAACAGGCTCACTTGCCCATCGAATAACCTAAGGGCAATCATCACACCATCTGAAGAATTTTGCTTCCCAACTAGATCTGTATATATTTTCTGCAGTTAAACATTTTTCTCTGTTTCTTGGAATATAATAACCTTGATGGAAATGTGATTTCTATTCAGATAGCGGTTTATGTTTCTTTTTATAATCTTTATTTATATTTTGAGCCATAATTATCTGTAACGATATATTTTTGTTAATCTCTTATATAATTTATCTCTTTTCTGTTTATTAGGGAATTCCTAAAGGAGTAGATCCATTATATGTTCTTTTATTTTATCTCTTTCCCATTTTGGCATATTAATATCTATAAAATTCGGTTGTCCAACTTTCATAATATCTGTGGGATTTGTTACAAACATAAAATCTTCTGGAAACCCTTTAAATGTTGTTAAATGTTTTTGAAATGCTATTATATAGCCTCCAGAAGTAGAATCTATATCAGTGTCAAGTGTATATGAAAATAATCCATAAATTTTCTTAGGAAATCCATTCCAATCAATAACACAATGCTGTCCAGGTTTATAATATAATTCTATATTATTTACACTATCATTATATTTAAAATGATTAAATGTGAATATAGTCGTTCTATTTGCTTTAAATGATTCAACCTCTGGCATTCCTTCAAAATCATGTAATATAAGATTGTTTATATCTAACTCTTTTACAAAAGTAATAGTTTTCCCTAATTCTCCAAAGTTTTCTAATCGTTGCATACGTAAACTTAATGTTTTCATATAGATACTTAGCTAACCATCAATTCTTATATCTTTGAATATTTTAATATCTTCACAGAATTGATTATAATCTTCTGGAGACTGAAAATATAAATTTATATAATTTAATTCTACATTTAAATGATCTCCATCAGCCTCACATTTATAATAGGTTCCATTAAATTCCTAATCTGATTTTGCCTTTGACCATGCATCTGAAAAATATTTGTTACCATATTGCATTCCTGTTAAAATATGTTTATTATAAAGGTCTTTTAAAAAGTTATCAAATAATAATACCTTATCTTTCATAGATAAACTTGGCATTATCTTCTTTTTATCAATAGAATCAAAATCAAATCCTTCTAATAATGTGTTTACTGGTGCTTTGATATATTTCCTTATTAATTTAGAAGTTGTACCTTTACTACGAGAAGTACCAGGCAAGCCTCTAAATTCTGGAGGAGTCTCTGTAATAAAGATGCATTGCTTTATTTCATATTTTTGTTCACCATTATCTTTTCTTATTTTATAAAGGAATTTTTTAATAGCATTTTCATTTTCAAAACGTAAATTATATAAGTCTATATATTTGCTATTAAATGTAATGTGTTCAGGTAAACTATCTGTATAATCCTCCATTATTCTTGTAAGATCTCTCATTTCATCATGAGCAATATCGCCTTCAAATTTATATGCCGGATATTTACTGCTATCATAACAGAAATTTAATGTTTTTATAGGTATTGGAATTTGACGGATAACATAAAATATAACACTTACATCCTGAATATAACCATTATATCCTACAACTGTTAATCTAGTAGTATCATAAACATTCAATTCTTCTATATAATCATATCCAAAAGTAAAATCTATAATAACCTTATTCTGATATAATAATTCACATTTATTCCCAATAAAACGATGCTCAGGAATAAATCTATAGCGTTCTTTATAATCAGGGCGAAGATTATTAAATAATGGCAATACATTTTCTTCTATTAATGTTATTGCTGTTTTTTTAATAACTCCTGCTATTGAAGGTTTATTATCTCTAACTTTATTGAAATCAAAGGATTCGTTCATTTAAATTACCAAAACTTTTAAATATTTATTATATATAATTTTTAAACTATAAATGAATAAAGTAAAATATGGCGAAATAGAATTGGTAGAATATCAAGAAACTTGCGTTGGGTATCGTTGCATTTGAAGGTACCGAACATCTCTATAATATTATTTCTGAATTACGTGATTTAATTGATTATGTTTCTGTAGGTGTATAGGATGTATCATATCATGGAGATCCGCTTCCAGCAATAGATAAACAGGAATTAGAAAGATTACAAAAAGATGGTTTAATTGATACAATTATCTCTATTAAGTTGGATTTAAATAAACATGCACGTGAATAGGAAACAGATAAGAGAAATAAAATCATAGAAGATGCTGAACAGCATGGGTGCAGCCATATTATAGTTATTGATTCTGATGAATATTATACACATGCATCATTTTTAAGAGGATTGGTAGCAATAGATGCAAATGATTATGAGTAGACATATTGTTAGTATATAAATTATTATCATGATTATAATCATGTGCTCATTTATCCTTTTAAAGATGGGATGTTTGTTCCGTTTGTAACGAAGACTAAATATAGGTATGGATTTGAAAGTGTAGATTTTAATAAGCCTTCAGATCCTACTCGTCGTTATTTACGTCCATATGATAGAGAAGAAATAAGAAAGGGTGCAGATGGTAAAAATTATAAATTTCGACATTTTACTGTAGATTATCATATATTTGAATGGAATGAAGTAAAAATGCATCATCTTTCATGGGTACGTGCAGATATTCGTAAAAAATTAAATATGTGGTCATCAAAGAAATGTTTTGATAATTTTTATGATTTAATTGATAAAGCAGTATATACTTTTGAACAATTTGATCCAAATTCACCAAAAGCAGAAGCAGTTATGCTTTTTAATACGCCTGGTAATAAAGTAGATGTTAAATCTCTACCTCGTCAATATATACATCCAAAAGTTGATATAAATACTCGTTTACTTCCATGTAAGGATTATAAGAAAATATTGTTTATTAATATGTCTTCTACAGCAAGTAACTATAATTTATATAATACTCTTGATGAATGTTGTAGAGAAACATGGGCAAAGCCTATAATTGATGGAGAATTTTCAAATTGTGATTTCTGGACTATTGTAGATACTAATAAGGAATCATATATGGATTCAGATAAACATATAATTTATATTAAGAATGTTGAAGGTAAAGATAATATTTCTCAATTAATTATACGTTATATAGAAGGTGTAAAGATGTTAGAAGCTACCGGTCATACATATGATTATATTGTTAGAACAAATACTTCTACATGGGTTAATGTTGATTTATTGAATTCTTTTTTGGCTGATGAAACAGATGATTCTATATTATATACATTTAAAATATTTGCTGCATATTGGAGTTGCTTTAATTTTTATGCTTCTGGAGCGTGTATGATTTTTTCAAAGAGAAATATGGAAATATTGAAAGCAGTATATATACAAAAGAAATTAGCAGATATAGAAAATGTATATGATGATGTTGTAATGTCTTCTGTTTTCTATAGTCGTTTATTAGAGATGAATCTTCCTCAGGAAAGATTTATACAATCATTAAATGGAGAAAATCTTTTATTAAAATATATAGATACCCCCTTTGCAACAGTTGATTTTACTAATCCAATATATTAGGTAAAAACATATGATGTAAGTGAAGCAGATCGTGTTACTAATGATGTAAAGAAGATGAAAGAACTTACAAAAATGTGGAATGAATATAAGAAAAATCAGAATATAGATGAAATTGCAGCATCATTAAGAGAAGTAAAAAATAAAACTGTATGGACAATACCATATACAAAAAAAGATTGGTTTAATTTGCCAGATTCTGAACGTTTACATTGTCAACTTCATCATCCTATGACAATTACAGAAGCATTAAAAGTTATGGGAGAATTAAAAAAGAAAGCAGGATATACAAAATAATGAAAACAAAAAAGTAGCCCATTAAATATAGCATTGTTACAATGTTATTTAATAATTATGATTTGTTACGAGAACCAGAGGAAGTAGATGAAAATGCAGAATATATTTGTATTACCGATAATCCTGATTTAAAAAGTAATGTCTGGAAAATTATGTATATGGCGGCATTTAATACAGATAAATTGACAGGTTTTCAGAAAACATATATTACAAAATATTCAAAATTATTAGATGTGTGCAGTACAGAATCTAAATATGTTATACGTGTTGACGCATCTATACAGATACATAAAAAACTTACACCTATAGTAGAATATATTGATGATAATAATTATGATGCTTTATTAATGATTCATAATTATCGAGATGATTTTATAAATGAATATAATGTATGGATTACAGGCAGGGGTTTAGATAAAAAATATATGGAGCGTTTTATTAGATATACATCAGAAAATGGTTTTAATATAAATCATACAGGGCTTATAGAATGTACTATACAATGTTATCGTATATGTGATAAAACTGCAACTTTTTTAGAAGATGTAAATAATACATTATATAATGAAGTAAAATATGATGATTAGGATTAGTGTTGGTTTACATATGTACTTTCAAAGCATATAGATTCATTAAATATATGTTTTAGTAATATACAATTATTAGCAAGTTCATATATGGATGTTTGCTATCATGGTAATCCTACTCCCGTTTATCCAAATCATGAAATAATAAAAAGGGAATCAAAACTGATGAATACTAATAAAATATATAAACAAAAATTGTTTGGAAAGCAAAGAATAATAAAGTTTTTTAAATAATTTTGCAAAAAAATGTTAAAAAATTAGCATTTATTAAATTTTTTAATAAAATGTGAAAACTTTTGAATGTTTTTTGAATATATATTATATAAAATAAATTGTAATATCATGCAACATTTCGTGAATACATATAATACAGTTAACTACGCAGGCAATACAACAGTCGGCGCAGCTAATTATATATATGAATGTGCGGAAGGAGCATGTACAGCGAGGTTCAAAAAATAGTGTTGCAATTCATAACCGGTTATTCAACATATATTCCCCTTGGACCTCAGGCTGTAAAAAGTTTTGAGGTCTTTTCTTTTTAATATGTTTTAGCAATTAAAAAACAGACTTTAATAATTAGATAGAATATATTAATTCGTAACTCAAATAAATGAGATATTTACTTAGAAATAAAGATATAAAAAATTTAAAAATTAAGTAAACATTTAATTTGAAATACAATATAACATTTAAACATTAACAAATAAAATAATTTAGATTTATGAGTAACGCAGTAAAGATGAATACCTTGCTTGCCAAGGTTGATCATTCAGCATCAGTTTATAATAAAGAAGTAAATGAGTATGCTGAGTATTTTAAGAAGAGTCAGGGTGCTTTCCGTGGTGAGAAGAAAACATTTACACCTCGTGAGGGTTATTCTGAGGACCCAACCAAGCAGGGTACTACAAATGTACAGACTACTGTTAAGGAACAGCTTGATTGGTTTGGTGATAAGGTAGCAAAGAATTACTTGAAGGAAGTTTTCCAGGTAGAGGCTACAAATTCTGCTGGTGCAAAGAAAGTTGAACTCGTTGTTGATGGTGTTTCATTTGGTGAGTTGACTGCACTTGATTTGATGCGTTTGAAGAGCATTCTTACTTCTAAGGAGCTTGTTACAATGTATGAGCGTATTCCTGTTTATTCTGATTCTGAGGTTTGGACACCTTCTAAGAATGTGGAGTATAAGGATCGTGAGGTACTTGAGACAGAGATGGTAAAGGGTGTTACACGTACTACAGAAACAGAGGATGTTATTTTGAAGGATCCAAATATTAATCCTGCAAATATTCCTGAGAACTATCGTGCAGCTGTTGTACAGAAGAAGAGAACAGTAGAGACTGGTGATTACACATTCCAGAAGTTTACTGGTGAATGGTCACAGCGTCAGAAGGCAGATCTTTTGGATCGTAGAAGCCGTGTTCTTAAGGCCGTTATCGCCGCTTTGAAGGAGGTAAATGACCAAGAAGTTATGGCTGAGAATTTGAATGTTGATGCACTTGTTGATTTCATTCATTTCGGAAAGTAAAATTAATGATTTAAACAATGCCAGGTTCAAGTAGTTCAAGCAGCTCAAGCAGTGGAATCGGATTTTTTGGTTTGCTTGGTATAGTATTCATAGTATTAAAGCTTACACATTATATTGATTGGTCATGGTGGTTGGTACTACTTCCTCTTTATGGTGGAGTGCTTTTATGGATAATAATCATAGCATTACTTATCTGGTTCTTTAAGAGTAGATATTAAAAATAGAATAATATAAATTGACATATTGACGAAAGCTTTAGATTTACAATTAGCATTATCAGAATCCTAGATTTTAGCATAAGCATTGTGTCAAGAGCTTTAGAGTCACAGTCAAAGCGGAGTGTCAGGATAGCGCGTTCGTGTACATCATGAAATTCCCATTATAACGAGTTCGAATCTCGTACGCGCCTCTACTAACAAACTATAATTATGGCGCGTTGGTGAATTGGATAACACAATGGGGTTTTGTCAAAGCTTTAAGTTAAAGGTCCTGAACACACGAAGCACATTCGATGGTTATGGCGAGGATTTTCAATATAACCATTGGGGGGATAGCTCAACGGTAGAGCGCACGAGTGCTTAATCATGAAGTTGTTGGTTCGAATCCAACTCCCCCTGCATGATTTAAATAATTTAGAATATGATTACAACAAACGGAGACGATACAAATGTAAGTAGTACCTTATTTGAAGGTTTTACAAAAGAAGAAAGAATTAATTTTTTGGGAATTAGTGCAGCATTGCAATATTATAAACCAATGGTGCAAGGTAAGGATTACCAAGATTTTGAAAAAATATTAAAGCGAGCTAAAGAGATAGCAACGTTTATTAAAAAAGGAAAATAATTAATATAATATATAAAGATGTACATGTGGCGAAAGTGGTAAACGCGCTAGCTTCAAACGCTGGTACCGCGCGAAAATTCTAGGCAAATGCGGTTGGAGGTTCGAGCCCTCCTGTGTACACTAATTGTTAAACAACGTTAAAGAATTGAACTTTTTCTTCAAAAAATTTTTTTGATTCAAAAATAGTTCGTATCTTTGCACTGTTCAAAACAATAAACAATAGTTCTTTGACATATTGATACACACAAAATAACCAAATTGTTTAAGAGGTTAATAAACCCGATGCAATGCAGTAATTCTCACCAATATTGGTAGTAATACCTTATTAAGAGAACGTATGCCGGTATGATATTAGAAAGTAATCGATTCTTTATCAGAAAGTAACAACTAAGCGGAAAGTATAACCTTTTAAATATAAGATTAACAAAATTGATTTTATAAATCAGTGCTGCATGGAAAGCAAGCGGTGGAATTTGCTAGGAGTTCAAACGGCCTTTATGGTGCGGAGATAAAGAGCATCTGAATGGGGATCACCTCCCATAAGTAAAATCAATAAAGTTGGGTATGTTTCACAGGTGGTTAATGAGTTGAAGCCCACAAGGGCGGAGATGCGTCGGTGGTTCAAGTCCATCCATACTCACTAAGGTTGTCCAGTAAAACTAATGGTGATGAGAAACTTAGTTGCATTGGATTATACAGCCTTTCTAAGGATGCCATCAGAGTAGATTGAAATAAGTATTAACCGCGATGGAATAGACATTCTTAATATTGCGCACTATAAAACTTTGACAGATGACTCCCCGAAAGAGCATGACTGCATGATGAACGAGTTTTGATTCAGTTTTTAATGTTCATTGGTTATCCTCATATATCTTCAAGTTGGTAGAAGAACCGGGGCAAAGAATGAAGGTCAATTTTATTCCGTAGTTCCGGCAGGTCACGGGTTCGATTCCCGTATGAGGAGCAAGATTCAAACTGATAAGCTGCTGTAGGTCGGGCCTTGTCCCCCATGGTAAATGGGTGTGGTGAAAAACAGTCAAACACTAGACTGGGGCAATATGGATAGCAGGCTTTGAGTATACTGGTGGTGCGGTATGTGAGAAGTTCACCTGGCGTGGTTCGATTCCCACCTGGATCCCAAATCAACTTGGCAAGGTAATCTCTTAGGTGCAGTACCAAATGAGTAAGAGATTTTCACAGTGCATCCAATAGTCAGCACATTTTAAATCTGCACCAGATGGCCCGTTCGTCTATCGGTTAGGACGTCAGGTTTTCAACCTGGAAAGATGAGTTCGATTCTCATACGGGCTACTTAACTATTATCAATATAATGGGTATTGATAATTTTTATTGATAGGTGAAGAAGAGCGAGAGAAGACAGAAGGTTAATGCTATTAATACCTTGAAAATTTGGATGTGAATCTGGCAGTTTTCTAAAACTTTTAACATAGCGGTTAAAGGTTGACCTAATAACTTAGGAAACTTTCATGGTTTCCTATAGGTTTTTCCAAACAATACCTGAAGTTCAAAACGTTTGGCTGGTTTGTGGAAATTCCAGTCTAATTTCCACTATTTTGGGAGTGTTCCTAATGCGGTAGTTAGGACCAGACTGTAAGATAAATGATAACATTTCTTCATGTGGAATGCAGCTCTTTATGGAAACATATAGATGAATAAGTTCGCTAATTCGGGGAAGGTATTATCCACGTAAAATAAACAATAATAATCCCGAGCTAAATAAAATGTGTACAGACTATAGACGAGCTTCCTAAACAATAATTGCATGGAAATGAGATAGTCGAAAGCAAGTTATCAGCTTTGAAATCTGGCGCCATTCGGCTTCGGGGGTTCGAATCCCTCCACTCCCACTACAAATTTACATTTTGACGAAACAGGTTCGAAATAAATATTAAAAGATTTATATTTGAATTATGATTTGTGAAAATTGTGGTAAAGAACATGATGGTTCTTATGGTTCTGGACGTTTTTGTTCTAAATCATGTGCCATTGCTTTTGGTAATAAACAAAGAGTACATACATCAGAAATGAATAAAAAAACTTCTGAAACTCTAAAGAAATTTCATAATGAAAATAAAAAACCAAAAGTAGTAAAAGAATATAATTATATATGTGAAAAGTGTGGTGAATCTTTTATAACTAATACACCAATACGAAAAAATCGACATATATATTGTAATCATTGTAAAAGGCATGTGGTACATTTATAGAATTTAGAAAATATAAGTTCTATTATGGATTTATCAAAAAGAACAATATCTAAAATATTGCATCGAGCAAATGCAGGTTGTTCTTTATGTGGTTGGAATGAATCTACTTGTGATATACATCATATTATATAGAAAAAACATGGAGGTTCAGATGATATGGATAATTTAATATTAGTTTGTCCTAATTGTCATAGAATAATTCATACAAAAGAAAAATATACACAAGAAGATTTATAGCAACATTCATTAGATAAAACATTATCTAATTGGAAAGAATATTATAATAAAATAGGCAATGTGACTGAAGCGAAATAAATTTTGGGCCCCATCTGATTATTTTCGGAAAAGTTTGGTAATTCAGATGTTATTAAATTAAGTTACAAACTCCTCAGTATATAATTCGACTGATACAGAATTATAATAAGAAGATAAAAAATGCGAAGCTTGAGCTTAGGTGACCGCGAAATGTGTATCAGACTTTTGACTCTGCAGGTATTTGAGTAAAAATTATGTTTACATAATTCAAACCTAATCAGATAGGACATGCACTGGAAGCCATACATGAAGGAGACTCTGAAATCCGATATAAAGTGCGGTAAGGTATGGTAAGACGCACATTTGGGGCTTTAGCTCAGCTGGTTCAGTAGCAGTACCCTTACAAGGTAAAGGTCGATGGTTCGAATCCATCAAGCCCCACAAGCAATCGAGGATGTTTGGGAGTAGAGGCAGGTATATAATTGTTGCAAAAGTTATATATCAAAGGAGTATTTTTGAAATATCATTATGTACTAGTCAACATTTGGTGATGAGTAAAAGGATACGTGTAGATTGTTTATTTGGTAATGTAGCTCAGCTGATTAGAGCGCGGTAGCCCAACCGATGATAGATAAAGGGAAAGCGACGAGAATGGAATTTCTATCCCTAACCATTTTTACGTAGGTTTGAATCCTGCCATTACCACAAAGATTGATGGATCAGGCCTGTTGCTAGCAGATACATTAGGTGCGGAGTGTTGATCAGCTCCATGTGGGTTCGAGTCCCATCATCAATCCACTTGCATGCCATGCAAAATTCATGGAGAAGTTTATAGCTAAATGGTTGTTCTATGAGCAGTTCGAAATGTTGATAGATATTCATGAATCTTATATGAAGTAGCATGTTACCCCTCTATAAGTTTAACCAAAGCTCATATACAGTTCGTATTAATCTGTGAAAATACTGATAGTGGCGAAGCTTAACAGGTATAAGCACCAGCCTTATAAGCTGGAGATAGTCGGGTTCAACTCCCACGGCCACCACAAATAGCAAACATAGAAAGTTGTACATTATCTATGATACAGGAAGATAGAATATATTAGTTAATAATCCGGAAACGTTATCTAATATGGTGAAAGTCCATCGTACGGTAATCAGTCGCGTTAGTTCAAGAAAAGAATATTCTGTATAGCTATTTTTAATAACATTGCGGGATGGAGGAGAGGTCTATCTCACTAGTCTCATAAGCTAGGGCGTCCAAAAGGCGCACGCAGGTTCGAATCCTGCTCCCGTTACAAATGCAATTCGTACAAGTCGAGTAAGGTAGAGTACAGCATGCTAATTTCCGGAAAGCAGGAGCGCATGAAAATTGTTATAAAGACTCAATTATAACTTGCATTTAAATTTGCCCCAATGGCTCAATGGTAGAGCAGCGCACTTGTATAGATGGAAGGTAACCATTATAAAAACCAGACTATATTTAAATTCAGATGGGAATTCATGTGAATAAAGGTTCGAATCCTTTATATAGTCCAATGCGCAGGTTGCTGGTTCGAATCCGGCTTGGGGCTCAAAAGTAGGTTATTCCGGTGGGGAGTAGAAAAGCCACAAGGACAGCTAAATGTTGAAACATACAGGATGAAGCTTTGAAATGTCATAAGTCAGTTGAATTCTGACGGTAATCTACTTTATTTTATAAACACTGAAACCTCATGAGACGTTTTTTATTAAATAATGTCTCAAATTTTGAGGCGATATTTGGGTATTGGTCCACGGAAGATTAGCTAATCCGCTAATGAGCTCAGATTGATGGTGGAAATCCATCCAGTGTTTTTCTTTGCAGATTGAGAATCTTGATATATGACCACTGATAAGGGAGGTTAGGTGAAAAACCACTGTAAGCAGGATGCATTGCAACCTGAGGGTGTAATACCCTTTATTACATAGTTCAGTAAACATATATTGAAGCCTTGGTGTTTATTACGTGATAGTGGCGTAACGCTTCAATACAACAGAATCCTTATTAGTAATTTGGGGTTATCTCACTAATAGGTTAGGTGGTCAGCCTTTCACGCTGAAGATACGAGTTCGATCCTCGTTAACCCTACAAAGTTCATTACCTAGAATGATAGGAAAATGTTGGCATTAGCAATATAGGTTATCCGGAAATTATACCATATATTACTTGCTGGAAGTGTCATAATCGAGTGTACATAAAGAAAGACTTCCCAAAGGCTTTAGCTTGAATACATTGAGCGAGATGGAACAGAACTTTAACTTGGTCCGTTCGTCTATCGGTTAGGACTACAGGTTTTCAACCTGCCAAGAGGGGTCCGATTCCCCTACGGACTACAAATATAAAACATCTATAAAAGAAATCAGTCAGGTCATGAACTGCAACTCAAAGTAAGTTATAGATGCGTAGGTTAGAACAATTTGATAGTTCATTTGACTCTGAATCTTATGAAATCGGTAGAAGTAGAATCCGGTGCCTACATTTCTTATAAAAGATATAAAGATTGGAAGAACAGTAAGTTCATGGTGCATAGAGTATCATCTGTATTAAATTACAAATGAAAGAGTAGCGAAACTGAGTAACTTAGAATGTGGAGGACAAACTTCAGGAGAAGAAATTCGTTAATACTGATTAAACATTCGTTGATATTTTCGTAATATCTGTAGAGAGTAAAAGAAAGGTGGTTGCAAAATGGAGTGATGAAATGGTAGTGGCCAAGGTCGGGAAGTGAAATTCAACTCGCAGTCGCTGGTATATATCTTTTATTAATTTGTCTCGGTAGCTCAGTGGTAGAGCAGTTGACTGTTAATCAATTGGTCGTAGGTTCGAACCCTACCCGGGGCGCAAATTGAAATTATATGAGGATAATAGGAAGTTAATTAGGTATGTCTCGAAAGCATATTATTCGCGGGAAGTCTGGTATTTGACGTTAACTGAAGTTGTATTCATTTATAGCTTCTTTTTCGGAATTCCCTGAACGGTCCAAACAGGATGGGTTTATCTGAGTATTACTTGCAAGGGTTTCAATTTATTTTTAGTTGGGTTGTGCATGATTAGCTGGAATCCCCACACGGATTTATCGGGAAAGCCGTGATGCCAATTAGGGTTAGAGTCCCTTTCGATCCACCATCTGGAAAAATCCTGGAGGCCTAAGGTCAGGGAACTGGTAGATACCTGGGTGTTAAAGTTAATGTCAGAAAGACTTAATGTTGCTGAATCTCTACCGCCAATACAGTTTTTGGTTATCTGTAAAACCAAATTTGGGGGAGTAGCTCGCATGGCGTAGAGCGGCGGACTGTATACAGAGTAAACTGTTAAATCTCCTACATAGTTGGCAAGCAGGTTCGATTCCTGCCTATGTAGCTAATCCGATGGTGGTGGGTTCGAATCCCTCCTCCCCCGCAAAAACTCAGTGACGCAGTTAGATGGAAATTTCTTTTTATGTTGCTGGCAAGCGTTAGTCTAAATAACAAATTTATATGGTTGTTTATCGACGGGTAAATTTGGTGTATAAGAGAGGTATTTAGAGGCATAATGACAATAAATAGAAGTTAGCGGTCAAGCAAGCCATGGATAAAGCGAGGAACCAAGTTATTCTATTTAAGAGAGATAATACCGGTGGTTTTAGCCGGAGATTGCGGGTTCGACTCCCGTCGTCGCTACAAACAACTGGGGTACAGTAGTAGTTAAATAGGCTGGAAGCTAGCATTTTATGAAATCATGATTTTATAAAGTGTACTCTGTGCGAAGGTTTTTACTTGAGATAGCATCAATAGGAGTTTACCTTTTAAGTTCGAATCCGAAGTACTCCACAAATGAAATTAAATTTAATATATGGGAAAGGAAACCGGCCTATAATTACGGAACCAGTGAGAAACTACTAAAGTGCTAATTTGCCGGTTTATCACAGTATATTGGTAACTGTAGCCGCCCTGTACAAGCGGGCCAAGCCAATCGAAAATATGTAGCTTAAGACAATACATATGAATAGGAGTTTGGTATGTTTGTTCGAATCAAACGAAGGCACTAATTAAATAGACATTTTTATAAATGAATATATAATATATAAATTTATTAGCCTAGCAGAAAACACTAAGGGGTTATTTCTTATGTGCTCAGAAGAGATACGATGATGGAAATAAAGAAGCCTCGTATGAATGCGGTGAAATTTGCTATACCGCATACCGTTAGCTGAGTGATTGCTATGATAGCATGTTGTGAATAGGGCAAAGTGACACAGCTAAGTGAAGCATAGAATCGAGCTCTTGAAAACGGTCAAGGTAATAAATTAATTTTTAAAAATGAAAACTCTGTTCGGGTGATAGCTGCTATTAACCGTTAAGTTGAAAAACTTATAGATACATGCAGTACAGTTTGCAATTCTGGACAACTTTTGATTTGCACGTTTTGGGATGCCACATGAGAAGTGGCTAGCACTCGGAACCACTACAATGAGAAATGAAAAATTTGCTCGGGTATTAGACGTAATATCTAAAGTGACGTATTTCTAGGTGAGAAAACAAGCCGAAGTATCTTTCGAAAATGATTAAGAGAAAGACTTGAAATTGTAAGCATGAGTAAAGAGTCTCATGCGTAATTTGGGCCGTTAGCTCAGTTGACTAGAGCACCTGATTTGCACTCAGGAGGTCATCGGTTTAAGTCCGATACGGTCCACCAAATGAGTAAAGTTCGATTTTCACTTTCTCCACATAGATAAATAATAAAAGTATTAATATTTAATATGTGTAAGAATTGTTTTGGTAATGATAAATGTAAAGAAGTAGTAGAAAATGTTTGTCCATATTGTCATGAAACATTATATATGAATAAACGTGTTTTTGCAAATCATGTACGTTGGTGTAAAGCGAATCCAAAATATGAAGAAATAAAAAATTCTACTGTATAGAAAATACATTCTCATATAAAATCCAAAAAGCAAAATTATATATGTAATTGTATTATATGTGGTAAAGAATATGAAGTAAATATAACACCACATAAATATGAAATTGGAAAATATAAAAAAACATGTTCTGATAAATGTGCTAAACAATTAACTGCATCAAAAATTAATAAAGAGGATAAAAATATAAAAATTTAGCAAACATTAAAAGAATATGTAAAATCTAAAGGATTAAAAGTAAGAAATACTTTTTGTAAATTTTGTGGTAAATCTTTATTAACAAATTCTCGTAGATCATATTGTTCAGATGAATGTTATTTACAATATAAATTAAAAGGTAAAAAGCAAAAGCAAATATATAAGTATTTTTGTAAATTTACTTTTTCATTGAATGATTTTCCTAATGAATTTGATTTCAATTTAATAAAATAGTTTGGTTGGTATAAAGCAAAGAATAGAGGTGATAATTTATTAGGTGTATCACGTGATCATAAGTATTCATGTGAAGAAGGTTTTAAACATTTAATAGATCCATATTTAATATCACATCCAGCTAATTGTAAATTATTACAACATATAGAGAATTCATCAAAATATATTAAATGTTCAATAACAATAGATGAATTAAAAACAAATGTAATAAATTGGAATAAAAAATATGGAGAATATCCTAATAAAATAAATTATAAAGTATTAGAACATTATAATATTATTATAAAAAAATAAAGGGTTATCTAATCACCCCTGGAGGTAGGATATTGGTTGAAGGTACCTATATATCAAAAAAGTAACTCTGAAGTATTAGAATTTTGGGCCCTTAGCTCAGCTGACTAGAGCACCTGATTTGCATACAGTGAGATGTAAACACTGAAATAAACATTTCGGTGTAAATTAATGGAATATTAATAAGCAGTTCGAAACTGATTACACCGACACTCAGGAGGTCATGGGTTTGAGTCCCATAGGGTCCACTAAACACTAATTAAATATTATTATATGAAGTTAGAAAAAGTTACAGGTTGTACAGCATTTAGTTTAAATGTTGATGGTGTTGAAGAAATCCATATGACTGATGAAGAACGTTTTCATATTATGGATAAAATTCATGATTGGATGCTAAATAATCCAGATCAATTCAATTATGTTCTACAGGCATTAATTCCTATGTTTGGCGATTATGAGTGTGATGATCATCCTTGTGAATGTTGCGGTGATATTGTACAAACATATACTTGGGAAATATGAATATATTTGAAACATTTTATATAATAGGAGTATTTATTGCATTTGTATTGCTTTTAGCTGATTATATTATATTAAACCTTAGATTAGGAGTTTCTATAAATTCAGTATTTGTATTTTTATTGAAAAATTTAGATTCTGTACTTTGGTTTATATTTATGTCATTAGGTTCTTGGTTAATGGTATATACATTATTGGATAAAATAAAAAATGAATAATTTAACATACTCCCTATGCTCGAGTGGTCGATGGGGTGGGTCTGCAAAACCTAATCTCGAAAGAGACGCGTTGGTTCGAATCCAACTAGGGAGTCTATAATTAATACAATTATGCACAAGATTAGAAATACTAAGCATTTAGAGGTACTTAATTCTTTATTAGGAACTATTCCTCATGGTTGTTCTGGTCCATTATCAAAGAAATCCTTATGGAAACTTTGTATTATAAATAAATGGGATAAGAAGAAAGTGCTTAAGAGCTTTGAAGATGATACTTGGTGGACATATTTTTGTGATGATTGAATTATTATAATACATGATAAAGATATGGCTTTAATATCTGATTCAATTTCAGATCATGTAACTCCGAGCCCGTAATAGGGACACGTACCTGACGTAAGCGGAAATGATAGGTAAAATAAATTGGGAGGCTTAGTAGGCTTTGTGGTAATATATGCTAGCCTATCTACCTATGCTGAACGACTCTTTAACCAATTTGATGAAGAATTTATCAGGTTGTCTTCATATTTTTATATAAAAGGCTAAGCAGCTGATAATATATAATTAGCCTTTTATATTTGCCACCTTAGTATAACGGTTATTACACATGATTTGTAATCTTGAGATGGCGGTTCGATTCCACCAGGTGGCTCTTATCGTGTACATACCACATGCTGGATTATCTGCACGTTAAAAAAATAAAATATTGTAAGTAGGTCGCGACTCAACGTAACGTAGTAAGTCCCTGTCTTTAATTTGGATTGACAAACTTTTTGCTAATCGTAAGTAGCTTTTTCGGTTTCGTTAACGGTTATAAAAACGAACATTTTATGCGGTGTAGGTGTTAATGGTTGCATAGGATCCTGCCACGATTCAGGAGCCGGTCCGAATCCGGTACGCCGCTCTTTAACATTTTTTAGCATTTCTAAATTCGAATTTTTTATTCTGCTATGATAAATATAATAAAGATACTATATTTTTATTATGTGTCATATTTGTAGATTTTGTAATAAAGAGTTTAAAAGTGGTTAGTCATTAGGAGCACATATTGTTCATTGTTCAATGAATCCTAATAGTCATCAAGAGGAATTTCAAAAACGAAAGAAAGAAAATTTTGAGAAAAGAAATCCTTTAGAAGAACATATATTAAAATGCCCTATATGTGGTAAAGAATATACTATATAGGTAAGACATAAACAATTTGAACAAGGAAAATATAAAAAAACATGTTCTGATAAATGTGCTAAACAATTAACAGCTTTAAATACAAATAAAGAAAGCAAAAACGAGAAGATAGCAAATTCTTTAAAAGGTAAATCTACTTGGATTGCAGGAATGCGATTAGTAGATAAAAAATGGGTTTAGGTAGATGATCCAAATTTAGTAAAAAATCATAGTCGTATTTGTAAATATTGCGGGAATATATTTAGTACATTAATTCGAAAAAGATCTAAATACTGTTCTGATGATTGCAAAATAAAAGATATGCATGATAAATTAAGCGCTGTAGCAAAAGAGAATAATTTTGGTGGCTATCATCCAAATTCTATAAAGAAACATCATCATGGAATATATAAAGGTATACATTGTGATAGTTCATGGGAACTTGCATATTTAGTATGGTGTTTAGAACATGATATATCGATTAAGAGATGTGAAGAAATACGATATTATAAATTAAATAAAAAGACATTGAAATATTTTCCAGATTTTATTGTTAATAATCAAATTATTGAAATTAAAGGATATTTTGATGAGAAATCACGAATAAAATCAGAATAGAATCCAGATATTAAAGTATTATTTTATGATGATTTAAAAGAAATGATAGAATATACTATTAATAAGTATGGAAATAATTTTTGGGAAATATTATATGATTAATTAATGCGGTATTGGTGTAGCTGGAGGCGCATATCGGACTTCCACTCCGAAGGCATGCACGGGTCCGATTCCCGTATACCGCTCAAAGTATAGTACATATAAAACGTTAGCCCGAGAATGGCAGGTGAGCACAAATAGTAGCTTAATCATACTTTAGTTTAGTATGTAAAATAATTACCGTTTAACAAGTCTATCCAGGGTTTCCAACATTATGTTGAGCGTTCAGCGAAATCTGAGAGAAGTATAAAACTAAAGGTGAAAGTCCTTGAAAACGTCCTGCTTATGTACTGATAATTTAGCGAGATAGCTCAGTTGGCTAGAGCGTCGGATTCATACTCCGGAGGTCAAGGGTTCGAACCCCTTTCTCGCTACGTTAGCATTTTTATATCTAATTTATATAGACTATTTTATTTTTATGAATAATATATGTAATTAAATATCGCGGTGTAGTCTAATGGTAAGATGTCAGGCTCATAACCTGAAGACAGTAATTGCATAGTGCTGGTTCGAATCCAGCTGCCGCAACAACTACCTAAACTATAAGGGAAAAATATTGTTATAAGGTTGGTCCGATCAGCCCACATACTTAAGTCAGTTCGAAATGACTTTAATAAAGCAATATTCTGTTAGTTTAATCAATAATGGGCATATGACAGTTATTGAGCAGTTTAGAAATTAGATCGGTGCAAATACAGTTATATTTTTTCTGTGAAAAATACAGTAATCGAGTTATGGGGGTTCCTTAAACAGGAAATGGAGTGGCTACTCGACGTTAAATAATAAAAGTAATCTACTAGACTTGCTAGCAGGTGCGAATACAGAGGGTTTCTAAGGTCTCTGAAAAAATACACTTAGTTTCCATCTTTATGAGGTTAATGTTGAAATCCCGCCCTCGTTGCTTGTGCAGCTATAAGCCTTGATTATAGTAAAAAACATATCGGGACACGATCAGGAACATGGTTGACTGATCATTTTTATTTTGTTTATTTTGTGTGTATCAATATAAAATATTTTTAATATGAAAGTATTTATAGAATTAGATATTCAAACATTCAAGCATGATCAAGCTCATGTAACAAGAGCTGATAATTACTTTGCTGATTTAGTTCGAGCTATTGCAGGTATTGGTAAAGGTTGTAAGATTGTGAGATTGAATGCTGTTGATGAACATATGACTGGTGATGAAGCAGTAAAAGGTCAGATAGAGGATATTATACGTGAGACATTACCAGAAAAAATAATAGAAGAAGAAAAATGAATTTAAAACACGATTTAAAAACAATAGTAAAGAGTCCATCTAAATTGGATTGTATAAAGTCTGGTGGTATTGCAGTTTATATTGCAACAACAGAGGATGGTACACAGTATCAATATGAAATTGATTTGTCAGATAAGCATGATGTAGGCGAAACAGCAACATTCATGCCATCATATGAGAAGTCTGTTATATTGATGAGATGGATACGTCGTGCTATTGAACGTGAAGAAATGATACAGTTAAATTAACTTTTTGCAAAAAAGTATTAAAAACAGGAAAAAACTTAATAAAAATTTTTTCAATTCAAAAACTTTTTATACCTTTGCAGAGTAAAACATAAACATAAACAAATAATGAGAGACTCACAGCAAATAATTCTCTAATTAAAATAGCATTCCAAGCCGAAAACAGAGGTTCGAATCCTCTACCCTACTCACATATAAAATATAATAATGTAGGGTTCGTCTAGCGGATAGGACGTCGTTAAAAATTTAATTATAAAGTCTCTTGATTTTTAAATGAAAACTAACAACAGTAAAAACGACAAAGATATGGCAACACTTGATCAGATTTTTGGAAACACAAAGTTGACTGAGAATGGCGACATCGCATATTCTTCAACAAGTAACGCACTTTTAGATGTTCTGTTTATGACAGAATATTATCAGAAGCATTTGGAGGAAGTTCCTTCAATCGGTACTGATGAAAAAGCACGTCTGTTTGCTATGTTCATTCGTGATCCACGTTTTGGACTTGGTAGACGAGATTTGGGTCGTGCATTGATGAAGAATGCTGGTAATACATTCGCTGAGATTATTATGGCTGGTCGCTATGATGATATTTGGGCAATGTTCCGCCAGGACCGTGAGATGTTCCACCAGGCTTTGGATTTCTTGTTTGCAGAGATTCAGAAGGGCAATGAGCTTGCCAAGAAGTGGATGCCACGCTATAGCTCTAAGAATTTGATGGTCGCTCGTGAGATTGCAAACTATTGGGGCATGAATAAGCAGCAGTATGGCCATTTCATTAAGGCTGATACTACTGTCGAGCAGAAGCTTTCTCGTCATAATGATGATGAGATTAATTTTGAGCATGTGCCTTCATTGGCTTCTATCAAGTATGCTCATGCATTCTCTACAAAGGAGACTTTGAAGGAGCGTTATGCAAAGTATATGGAGGCAGTTAAGGCTGGTGAGAAGAAGTTGAACGTTACAACTACTACTCCTTATGACTTGTATAAGGCAGCTGATACCCTTCAGGCTAATGCCGATATTTTCTTCGACAAGTTGGAGAAGATCTCAGGTAGCTGGATTCCTGTAGTAGATACATCTGGCTCTATGCAGGATGGTAATGACAGCTTTGGCAAGGCTTTGTCTATCGGACATTATCTTGCTAAGTGCAGTACATATGCACCTAATAAGGTAATCAGCTTCTCAAGCCGTCCTCAGTTGATTGAGCTTGGTGTTGATAAGCCTAAGACAAGCTATTGGGGTTATTCACGTTCAATCCGCCAGGAGTATTCACAGTATGCAAAGGAGATTAACTCTATGTATACAGGTGATTGCAGCAATACTGATTTTGGTGCTGTTATGCGTATGCTTCAGCAGCTTGATCGTCAGAATGCGCCAGAGTATATTGTAGTTCTTTCTGATATGGAGTTCGATTATGGCTCTAGCATGTCAAAGGATGCTACAATGGCATTGTTCCGTCAGAATAACTTCTCAACAAAGATTGTATGGTGGAATTTCAACTCACGTGCAACTACATGTCCAGAGACTGATGCATATGGCAACATTTTCATCAGTGGATATAATCCAATGTTGCTCAAGTTCTTGGAGGCAGGCTTTAATGCTAATACCTTCTTGGATAAGCTTTTGAGCGAGTACCAGAAGTACCTCGAGAAGCAGATTGCAGTAGCGTAATGATATAGGGATTAATTCCCTATATCATGAATAAAGATACATGAGAGTCATTACAGCAAATTTTTATTTGGTTAATATTTAAAATTGTGGTTTTTAAATTATATGGTTCAAATCCATAAAAATTTGACTCTTGTTTTTTGAGAAACATATATGGAAGTCGTACAGCAAATTTTAGGACCGATCTTTTAAATCGTAATTCTTGACTTCTGAACTTATATGAGAGACTAGATTAACAGCAAACATATCTTTTTAACGTCACCATAATTTACGTTTTTAAAATTAGTCTCTTGATACATAAAGTCCTATATAAAATTTATATAGGACTTTTATTTTAGAATAAACTTTTTATTCAATAAGGAATAAAATAAATGGTAAAAATAAAAACTAATAAAAATGGCAAAAGAAATTTTTGAAAGATCTAAGCCGCATGTTAACATCGGTACTATTGGCCATGTTGATCACGGCAAGACTACTTTGACAGCCGCCATTACAACAGTATTGGCTAAGAAAGGTCTGTCAGAAGTTAAGTCATTTGATCAGATTGACAATGCTCCAGAAGAGAAGGAGCGTGGTATTACAATTAATACTGCACACGTAGAGTATGAAACAGAAAAGCGTCACTATGCACACGTTGACTGTCCGGGCCACGCTGATTATGTGAAGAACATGGTTACTGGTGCTGCTCAGATGGATGGTGCTATCTTGGTTGTTGCAGCAACTGATGGTCCTATGCCTCAGACACGTGAACACGTATTGCTTGCACGTCAGGTAAATGTTCCTCGTTTGGTGGTATTCTTGAATAAGTGCGATATGGTTGATGATGAGGAGATGCTTGAGCTTGTTGAAATGGAGGTTCGCGAGATTTTGGAGCAGTATGAATTCGAAGAGGATACACCAATTATCCGTGGTTCTGCTCTTGGTGCACTGAATGGTGTAGCTAAATGGGAAGAGAAGGTAATGGAATTGATGAATACTGTTGATGAATGGATTCAGGAACCTCCTCGTGCTACAGATAAGCCTTTCTTGATGCCTGTTGAAGATGTATTCTCAATTACAGGTCGTGGTACTGTTGCAACAGGTCGTATTGAAACTGGTATCATCAAGGTTGGTGATGAAGTTGAATTGCTTGGTCTTGGTGAAGACAAGAAATGTGTAGTAACAGGTGTTGAAATGTTCCGTAAGATTCTTCCAGAAGGTCAGGCAGGTGATAACGTTGGTTTGCTGCTTCGCGGTATCGATAAGAATGAGATTAAACGTGGTATGGTTCTTTGCCATCCAGGACAGATTAAACCTTATAAGAAGTTCAAGGCTTCTATCTATGTCTTGAAGAAGGAAGAGGGTGGTCGTCATACTCCATTCGGAAACAAGTATCGTCCTCAGTTCTATCTCCGCACAATGGACTGCACTGGTGAAATCACATTGCCAGCAGGTGTTGAAATGGTAATGCCTGGTGATAATGTTGAGATTAACGTTGAATTGATTTATGCAGTTGCTTTGAATCCTGGATTGCGTTTTGCTGTTCGAGAGGGCGGGCGCACAGTCGGATCTGGAGTTATCAATGAAATCATTGAAGATTGATATAAATAATATGTATATAATTTATATACATTTGTTTTACTCAAATTTAGTGCTATAAGGTTTTCTTATAGCACTTTTTCATTGATAAATATAATGAGTAAAACAAATTTAAATTAATATGGATAAATCACAAGAAATCCGTTGTGGTATTATTTATAAATTTACAAATAATATCAACGGACATAGTTATATTGGTCAAACTATAAATCCAAAGTCACGTTATTAGGATCATGTAGGTCGTGTAAAGAAGAATTCAGGGATTGATACTGCTATTGCCAAATATGGTGCAGAAAATTTCTCTTATGAAGTATTATATGAAACACCTTTATTACCATGTAGTCAAGTAAAAGATTTATTGAATGAAAAGGAAATATACTATATTAATAAGTATGATACTTATAATAATGGATATAATCAAACATTAGGTGGCAAGGGTACAGTTGGTATGCCATGTAGTGAGAAATCAAAAGAATTCCGTAAATGGTATAATGCTCATAGAAATGAATTATTGTCAGATGAAACTAGGGAGAAATTAAGAATAAATGCAATATTAAATAAAGATAAAATGCAATCACTAGAAGCGCGAAAGAAAATGTCTGTTAAAAAAATTTTTATACAGAAATCTGAAGAAAGTATTTAGAAAATGAAAGATAGCTTAAAGGGACGTTTTACTAGGCAAGGTGTTAAAATAAATTTTTATGATGGTGATGAGTTAATAAAACAATTTGATTCACGGAAAGAATGCTTTGCTTATTTCGAAAAACAAATATCAAAATCTACAATAAAAAATATGTTAGCTAATAATATAGTATGCAAGAAATATCCTATGTATAGATTAGAATATGCAGATAATAAGGATCATCATGTTATAATAAAAAATGAAAAGATTGTATAGCTAACATTAGATAATCAATTAATAAAAATATGGGATTCTTTATCAGAATGTGAGAGAGAAGTAGGATATAATAGAAGTGTTATTGCAAAAGTATGTAAGCATTTACCACATTCTCATTCATATAAAGGATTTATTTGGATGTATGAATCAGATTATAATAAGAATAATGAATAAAGAAGAATCAATAAGATATTTTGGCGATTGGGTAATACAGGGATATAATGATAGATCCTGGCTTGATGAATATTCTGATGATAAGATAGATCAGATTACTTATAATAAATCCACACATTGTTTACGATTCAGATTATATGGTAAACATAATATAGTAAGTATTCAGAAATTTTATGGTCCCAGACATAATAATTTATGGACAACTATTCCATATGGTAGTATGAAAGAGCTTCATCCATTATTATCGCAGAGATTATCAGAAATAAAAAGCAGAGCAGTAATTAAATCATAAGTTATAATATGGAAAAACGATATATTGATGAGATAGAGGGACAGCTTAATATATTGGAAAGGGTTGCGACAAAATTAAAGAATGGATTGTTAACAAGTGGTAATATTGCTCATGATGGAAAGGTACAAGGATATACAATAGAGAATGTTGTAAGTAATATCAGGGAGATTATCAACAGTTAATATAAAGCAATAATACCTTAAATGGAATTTCAAGAATTGAAAACCGAGTGATGAAGAGAAGGAACAGGAATCGATTGCATTATTTTGAAATATAAAGGATACCAAGAATTTTGGTATCCTTAATTTATTATTTAAAATAAGGTTTGTATTCGTCTTTTATCGGACATTCTTCAAATATATCTTCATATTTTATTACATTACTTACATTCCATTTACTTATATCTCTATTGAATTTAGTATTTGCAAACATCCAGGTCATATCAGTAACATTACTTACATTCCATTTGCTAATATTTCCATTAAATTCAGAATTCTTAAACATACCATACATATCAGTAACCTTACTTACATTCCATTTGCTAATATTTCCATTAAATTCAGAATTCTTAAACATTATGCCCATATTAGTAACATTACTTACATTCCAGTTACTTATGTTACCATTGAATTTAGAACCTTCAAACATACCAAACATACCAGTAACATCACTTACATTCCATTTGCTAATATCTTCATTAAATTTAGAATGTGCAAACATTTCACTCATATCAGTAACATTGCTTACATTCCAATTACTAATATTACCATTAAATTCAGACTCAAAAAACATTCTACTCATATCAGTAACATTACTGACATCCCATTTACTAATATTTCCATTGAATTTAGTATTTGCAAACATTCTACTCATATCAGTAACATTAGACACATTCCAATTACTAATATCACCATTAAATTTGGAACAATAAAACATAAAACCCATATCAGTAACATTACTGACATTCCATTTACTAATATCTCCATTAAATTTAGAACCGGCAAACATAAAATTCATATTAGTAACATTACTTATATCCCACAGGCTAATATCACCATTAAAATCAGAATCTTTAAACATATTGCTCATATCAGTAACATTAGAAACATCGATCCAGTTGAGACTGCATTTATTTCCAAAAATCCGTAACCACCTTTTTACAAGTTTTTTACATTCATTATTATCTTTAGGTTTGTAAATATTGGTGGCCTTATTAAACATTTCTTTTATATATGGTTCAATATCCTTTGGCGATTTAATAGTTCGATTCAATACACCTGAGATAACATCCATATATATTTTCTTTATATTGTTTAAAATTCTATCATGTGTATTATCCTACTTAACAGTACCAAAATCAAATGCTTCATTGATAGACTTCTTTACTATTTTAGAAACATCATTTATAATCTTATTATATAAAAATTTATTATACATTTATCAATTACCCAATTTTTATATTTATTAAATAAAAGAAAGGATACCAGAGATTTGGTATCCTTAATTTATTATTAAAATTTTGGTTTATATTCATCTTTTATTGGGCAATTCTAAAACATATAACTTATATAATTAACATTAGACATATCCCAATTACTAATATCTCTGTTAAATTTAGAATAAGCAAACATATTACCCATATCTTCTACTTTACTTATATCCCACTTACTAATATCACCATTAAAATCGGTTTCATAAAACATAAAACTCATATTAGTAACCTTTGATACATCCCATCTGCTAATATCCTAATTAAATTTTGAACTGCAGAACATTGATTCCATATCTGTAACATTGCTGACATCCCAATTGCTAATATCCTAATTAAAAGAGGATTTATCAAACATATAATACATTAATTTAACATTACTTACATTCCAGTTTGATATATCACCATTGAATTTACAGCATTGAAACATACGGCTCATATCGGTAACATTACCGACATCCCACTTACTAATATCACCATTGAATTCCCAGTTCATAAATAATTCTGACATATCAGTAATTTGAGAAGTATCTAACCAGTTTAAATTACATTGTAGTCCAAAGATTTCTAAAAAATAAGTGAGGATTTTTTTCAATTCATCTTTATCTTTAGGCGTATATATAGGAATATTATTGTTAAAGCACTATATTATAACAGGATCTATCTAATCTATTTTTGTAATTTCTTCAGTTAACATATCATCAATTACGGTTTTAATCTATTTTTTAATGATATTTTTAAAATCATTATAAACCCTGTTATGTACAGAATCTTTTTTAACTACATTAAAATCAAATGATTCTATTAAACTTTTGATATAATTATTCACTATAAATTTAAACTATTTTATTATTTATTATGAGATTTTATCATGGAACTACTGCAGAGAATTGGGATGTGATTCAAAAAGAGGGAATGCTTTTTGGACGTCGTTTTGTTGTAGATAATAAGGGGAATATAATCAAGGAAGTTGATAGGTGTACATATCTTGCTGTCGATTATAAAGAAGCCTGTTGTTATGGAGATATTGTATTAGAGGTGGAGTATGATCCGTTTAAGCATGTAAGACATAATAATTATTGTAAAGGTTGTTGGCAAGTAAGGGTATATGAGCCAATATTATTAAAAGATGTAAAATTGATAAACAAAAAATAATATTTTTTATATTATATAAAAGTATTATAAAGGAAGTAATATGATGATTATTACAGCAGAACTTGCACGTGCAAATGTTCAAGCATATAAGGAAAGTAATATAAGAAAGTTTGAAGAAGAACATAAGATTACTATAGAGAATATCAGTAAAGCAATAGGTGAAGCATCTTTATCAGGTTTAACAAAAGTTGAATTGCCGTTTATTTTATTAGAGAAAAATATTCAAGAGTTTATTGATTATTTAAAGCATTTTGGGTATGATGCATGTTTTGAGCAAGAATTAGGTGCAAGCGGGTATAATACATGTTTTTCACAAGAATATGGTGGTGTAGAGAAGTTAATAAACATAGGTGAAATTGCGAGACGTGGTTATTTAATAATAAGTTGGAAAGATGAAGTGTAGAATATTAAAGAAACTAAAGGAATGGTTTAATGGACCGGTAACATTAGATAAGTATGTTTATATGACCAAAATGGAATTTGGTAATATGAAGCGTATGTATCATAATAAGCAGGAAACCCATTTAGTATTCAGAGAAGATTATCAAGATAGATGGTTAGTAGATTTTGTAGATTCTGACACAAGGAATGAATATGGAGATAAAGTCGTTACAGTTGGATGGTGTGGTGAATACAATGGAAAGAAAGGAATTTTCTATTTCAATGATGAATTCACAAAACGAGCAAAAATAATTCCTGAAAAAGAAATACTATGTGTAGAATAATTGCAATTTATTTAGTACCTATATTAGCTATTGGCGGACCTTTACTTTTGGTAATTGGAACAGTAGTTGGAAATCAATTGGCTAAATTAGACAAGAAAAAGGAGGAAAAATAATTTCCTCCTTTCTTTATTATATTAAATTATTTGGGGTTTATATTCATCTTGAATTGGGCAATTCCTGAACATATATGATTGCCTTGTTTTATCTTTTATCTTCCATTTTGACAAATCCTAATTGAAGTTTATTGCACCGTCAAACATATAATCATAATTTCTACATTTTGGCATATACCATAAACCTATATCTCCATTGAATTTTGAATTCTAAAACATCTTTAGCATAGTAGTTACTTGTATAGGATTCCATTTACTTATATCGCCGGTAAATTCTGAATTCTTAAACATATAAGATATTTCATGAACATGTGAAATATCCCAGTTAGAAATATCCCCATTGAATTTTGATCTATAAAACATGCTCTTCATCTTCTTGCATTTACTGGTATTCCATTTACTTATATCTCCAGTAAATTTAGATTTTTGAAACATTGCTTCCATATTAACAACATTTGATACATCCCAGTTAGAAATATCTCCATTGAATTTTGAATTACAGAACATATTTTGCATATTGATAACATTACTGACATCCCAATTAGAAATATCTCCATTAAATTGAGAATGTTCAAACATTCCTTGCATGTTGGTAACGTTAGAAACATCCCATCTACTAATATCTTTATTAAATAATGTATCTCTAAACATACCACTCATATTATTAACATTACTAACATCCCATCTACTAATATCTTTATTAAATTTCGAATTATAAAACATAAATACCATTCTTTCTACATTAGATACATTCCATTTACTAATATCTCCATTGAAAGGAGTATCCCAAAACATACCTTTCATATCATGAACATTACTAACATCCCAAGAAGATATATCACCATTAAACTTGGTATGAAAGAAAAGGTCACTCATATCAGTAATATTAGAAACATCTATCCAATTTAATGAACGATCCCAACCATATAAATTGCAATAAGATGTTATTAATGCTTTTAACATAGTATCTGATGATTTATATACTGCATAATATTGGTCAAGATCTATATCTACTTTCTTTTTATTTAACAGATTTTTAACAACTTCCTATGCATCTTTTATACCAGCCTCCCTGATATAATTTTTTGCTACATTTGTAATATGGCTATCTTTTTTCTTTTTTGTATTATCAATAGCACCAAAATCAAATGCTTCTATTATATGTTTAATATATGAATTCATTAATTTATAAATTAACTTTTTATATTTACTTTTATATAATATAAAACATTATTTAATAATATGCGGAAGCCATTAAAGAAAATAATATATATTGATTTAGATAATACAATAGTAGATTTTAAATCAGGTATAGATGCATGTACACAGGAAGAATTGAATTATTATAAGATTGATGAAATACCTGGTATATTTTCTCGTATGAAACCTAGGGAATATGCAATAGATTGTGTAAAAACATTATGTTTATATTTTGATGTATATATTTTAACTACTGCTCCTTGGAATAACCCTTCTGCATGGAGTGACAAGCTTTTGTGGGTACAGAAATATTTTGGAGATGAATTAAAGAAGAAACTGATTATATCACATCATAAGGATTTATTGATTGGTGATTATCTTATTGATGATTCTCCGAAGAATGGTGCTGCGGATTTTCATGGAGAATGGTTGCATTTCTTAGAAGGAGAACGGGATGAAAGAGGATATGCAACAATAGATTGGAAATCCACAATGGATTATATATTTCAAGAAGAAAATATTAAAAAATGCTAAATCACCGAAATTTTTTGGTGATTTATTTTTTTATTCCAAAAATTACTCTTATCTTTGCAGTAACAAAAATAAAGAGATTATGATAGAATTAAAGACTTTATACATCATTGAAACAAAAGATAAAATCACAAAAATATCTTTTGGGTATCGTATGCCGTTAGGTGTAAATCCAGGAGCAATCCGATTTACTAACGATATTGAAAATGCCGCAATGTTTAAAAGTAAAGAGGATGCAGAAAAAGAAATCGAAAAAATTTCGAAAAAGTATCCTACAAGTATATCATATTTGTATGAAGTTACCCGCAATGCATATAAACTATTATAAAATATAAATTATGAATATCTGGAAAAAAATAGTAAAAGACTTGAGTGAACAATATCCTCAATGTGTTCATAGTGGTGTAGTAGATCTCGAAGAGATCCTTTCACATTTGCAAAAAGAGAATGCAAAGATTGAAGAGGAAACTGCAAAGATTAAGTTGATGAGACATATGGAACCTACTGCAGAGGTTTCTGATATAGAATTCCTGCAGAATATAATGGATGCCATGTATAAGGAAGATGAGTCTGATTATATGATTCCTCTGTCAGCCCTTAAAGAAACCACGAGGATTATACAAGAAACTCTTGATGAAGTAAATAAGATTCATACACAAAGTGAGAATAAGATTGTTGTAGTGCTTGCATAAACTCACCATATCACGTTAAAATATTAAAGATATGAAAGTATATATTATTATAGGTTTAATCGCGTTGATGGCTTTAATTTACATCCTGGTAGCTATTGGTTTAGCATGGTTTGTAATTAAGAATTCAAAGGATGATAAGCCGATTAAGAATATCAGGGATATTATATTAGGTGCTGTAGTGGCATTTACTTGGCCTGTGTATGTAGTACGGTTTATTATTCAGAATTTCCTCTCGTATCTTGTGAATATCTATAAAGAAAAAATTATTAAGAAATAACAGCTATGTATAAGTTTGTCCGTATTGTAAATACAAAACAACGAGGTGATACTGGTTATTGGTATTTGGCTCCATCAAACGAGGATCAGATACATGAGCATTATAAATTGTATTGTCAGCCTCTTTGGATGGCTGCACAGCGTCACCAAATGAAAATTTGGCGTATGCTTTGTAAGGATTGGCAGAAAGATAATAAAGATAAAGCATGGTGGCCTGAGGATGATTATAGAGATACTGAAAAATATTATAAACAAGTAGATGGTACATCTGATTCATTTAACAGTTATAATGCAGAAGGTGAAATGACGTCATTCTTTACAAAGACTGTAAACACTCTTTCAAAGATGATTGAGAATTATTCTCGGGCTACTATGTATGGTCGGGCTATTGCTGGTGTAAAGCTTATGAATGGGTGTGAGGATGATCGCATTAAGCGTTCTTATGAAACTCAATTATATCTTCCTGAAGCGAATATCATGGTTTTCATTATGAATGAAACCAATCCTGAATATAAGATTGTAGAAACAGTAGAGTCGGATAAATTACTCTATCCAGTTCTTAAGAAACCTACCTTAGAAGATGTACGTCTACTTACATGGGATGGCGGCATTCATTGGTATGCAAAGGTTAATAATCTGGATGTTGTCTGGGAAGGTGAGCAGAAATGGCTTACAAAAGATGAAGCAATGAAAGCAGCAGAAGAATTTATAAAAGATACTTGGAAATAATATGATCAATAAAAATACAAAAACATATAAAGCAGTAAATACAATTTATGCATTAGTTAGCTCAAAGAATGAAATATATGATATGGGCACTAATTGGGATGCATTACAGGAACATTGTGACTCAAATAATAGAATGACTAATATCTTTAATGATGATATTCCATTCAGAGTTGAAGAAATTGAGTCAAATACAAAAATTTCATTTTAATTATGCATATACCATATGAAAATCCGGAACATCCGGAAAGATATATTATATTAAATCATAGTCCGTATTATAATCCTTGCGGACGATTTTGCAGATGTAAAGCAAAGAGAACTATGCATAAGAAGCTATGCTATAGAAATATGACTGTACCTCATAGGATGTATGAATATGGAGAAGTATATATCTGTATAAAAACAGAAACTTCTGTATGGATTCAGGCAAATTGTGGTCAGCGATATTTTACGCTAAAGCAATTTGAGAAATGGTTTGATGAAATTGTTGATTATGATATTCATACATTAGAGAAAGCAAGAGAAAAATATAACATTACATAACACTTTAATTTTTTACAAACATAAATCTCATTTAGGGCATGTTGTACGTGAGTATAGCATGCTCTTTTCATAAAAATAAATATTAAAATTATGTTATTTTCTATATGGATAATAATGATAAACCTATAAAATTAGATGGTATCTTTTTTAATACCATAACGACTAATGTAGATTATGCAGGAGAATAGAAGAATAATAGTAGTAATACAGAAAATTAAAGCAATACTATCATGAATAAGCAATTATATGAAAATATTATGATGAGAATAGCAAAGGGGGTAAAAAATGCTATTAATGAATCAGATGAAGCAGTAGAGAAGCATGGTACACATAGGACATATTATTTGAATATGGATTTGGATACACCAAAGGCTGGTAGAACAGCGCCAAAAATTTCAGTAAAAGAATTGGAAGATAAAATTACTGAATTTTTCTGGAAGTATGGTGCCGATGAATATGACAGGCGGGATCATAAAGAAGGTTCAAAAATAAGTCCAGGAAAATTCTTATATAGAATGGTTGGTAATTGGAAAGATGAAAAAAAGATAAAACAGAATTCTAAATTGCCAGAAATGAATATTGATTTATTAAAGATTTATCATGATACTGAGAATTGTGATGCTATTGGTGATATAAGAACAACCAAATCAGGTATTCCTTATATTCTCGGACAAATGGGAGGTGACTGGGAAGAACCTATTTTATTCATGGTATATTGGGATGGCAAAACATTCAGAGGTTATATTCCAGAAAGAGGTAATCAATATAATAGAGATACAAAAGGAGCATTAGGAAATAATGAAGAAGCTGATGAAGCATTCATTAGAAAACAATTTAAAGATGAAATAGAAAAAGGTACAGAGTATTCGAAAATAAAGAAAAATATTCGTTATAATAAGGATGCTTGTATTGCAGATTTTGAAGCAAGAATAAAAAGGAAATAAAGCAAATATTATGATTTATATAAAAGCTTTTAAAGGCCTAGATGATTATAATACATTTATTACAATATTAAAATAAAATAAAGTATATGAAATACTTAAAGAAATTAATTGATCATAATGCATATGAAGCATTTATTAATGGTTCTACTTTTACAGAAATACAAGAAGAAAAAAAGGATATAATAGGTTATTGTAAAAAAGATTTACATGTACATTATATTCCTTATATACCTCCGGTAATATTAGCATAGCCATTAGATATTCTCTATTCTGATGCTAATGGAAATTTGAGTTTTACCTCAGATATATTACCAGTATCTGAAGAAAAAACACCAATAGCTATTTGTGTAGCAGGAGCAAATTTCTTCGGAGATAATGAACCTGCTAGATGGATGGCATTTACAATGATAAGCAGTGAGGAACCTTTTACTGGTTAGCGTGAGCAAGGTATGGTATGCGGTAATAAAGGAGTTGATTTATCTTTAACAAATATGTAGAACATATATAATGGAGGAGGAAGTTCAGGATATTTAATAGATCATAATCCTAATAATTCATCTTCTGTAATACCGAGTTTATTTGATACAAATAATGAATGGAATTTAACTGTATTAGGTGAAAAAAATACATATGCAGTAACAGATGTAGATGGAAAGAATAATACAGAAATAATGCTCAAAGCTATATCAAGACAGACAAATTGGGAAACTGCTTCATCTATAGCAAATGAAGAAGGTGAAGGTTGGTCACCAGCTGCTGCATGTTGTGCACGTTATCATACATTAGGTACATAGGCAGGCGATTGGTATCTTCCTGCATGTGGTGAATATGCAATGGTGCTTGCACAATACCAAGGTATTCATGATATATTTGAATCAATAGTAGAAGTGTATGAACCAACTACTGTATTATATACCAATATCATTGGTAATGATGAATTTTTAACTTCCACTGAATATGATTCAAATAATATATACTGTGTAAATCCTACAACAGGACATATTACTATTGTTGGTAAGGATAGCGGACGATATATAGTTCCATTTTTACAATATTAAATAAAACAAAAGAGTATATGAAATATTTAAAGAATTTGCCAAATCATAATGTATATGAATCATTTATTAATAGTGATGAATTTACAGAAATACAAGCAGAAAAAAATAATGTTATAAGTTTTTGTAAATAGGAAGAACATGTACATTATAATCCATATATACCTCCACCTCCACCTCCACCAAAAGCATTAGATATATTATATTCTGATAATAATGGCAATTTAAGTTATACTTCAGATATATTACCAGTATCAGATGGATTAACACCTATTGCTATTTGTATAGCTGGTTAGAATTTTTTTGGTGATAATGAAAAAGCTAGATGGATGTCACTTAAATATATGAATTATGATACACCAGAAACTGGTTCTTTAGATCCTCAAGGAATGTGTTACGGAACGTTTGGTGCTGACACGGCAAACCCAAATATAAAAAAATTATACATTGCAGCAGATAGTTTTGGATTTTTAACAGGTGATGGGATAACTGGTACTTATAATAAAATTCCATCATTATATGACATTGATAATAATTGGAATTTATCACAATTAGGTGCAGTAAATGAAAGTGTAGTAACAGATATAGATGGTAAAACAAATACAAATAATATATTATTATTAGCAACGGGTTAGGTTAATTGGCAAACAGATACTTCTATAACAAACAGTGGTGATAGTAATTATGCGCCAGCTGCATGTTGTTGTGCTCGCTATCATACATTAAGTACATAGGCAGGTGATTGGTATTTAGGAAGTGGAGCCGAAATATCTGTAATAAGTGTTAATAAAAATAATATAAACAATAAATTATTATAGCTATCATAGTTATATAATGATGAATGTATAAGTTCTATAGAAAATGCTGCATATTGGACTTCTACTGAAAATTCTAATATAAGATCATGGTTTATATCTACTAGTGGAATGGTTAATAATGAGAAAAAAAGCGAGCTATATAAGGTATTAGCAATACTACAATATTGATAAACAAGGATAATTATATAAAATATAATTATAATTATAATAAAATAATTTAGATCATAAATGAAGAAAAATATTTCGATAATTGCATGTATTTCTAAGAATAATGCATTGGGTAAAAATAATAGCCTTTTATATCATCTACCAAATGACATGAGAATGTTTAGGGAAATGACAACAGGAAAGACTGTTATTATGGGAAGCAAAACATATTATTCTTTCCAAAAAGGTGCATTACCAAATAGAGAAAATATTGTGGTAAGTCATTCTGATTTGGATATTAAAGATGCAAAAGTTTGTAAATCTATTAATGAAGCAATAAAAGTATCTACAAATGATGAAGTCTTTATTATAGGAGGAGGACAGATTTATAAGCAGGCAATAAATATGTCTGATACTATGTATTTGACTATTGTGGATGATATTTGTGAAGATGCTGATACATTTTTCCCTGAATGGGGAGATGAATGGAAAAAGATATATGACTCACTACATTTGGCAGATGAAAAACATAAATATAATTACAGATTTACAATATGGAAAAAATAAAATTTATTCTTTGGTTTATTTGGTAGTTACCACAAAATTTAGTTGCGCTGGTAATGATGCCATTTATGGGCAAACTGACAAAATTATGTTATAGAAATTACTGTATATGTTATGTTGCTGAAAAAATGAGTGGTGGTATATCATTAGGTAATTTTGCATATGTAAGTCCTCAAAGTGCAAAATATCCCACAACAATAGCACATGAGGTAGACGGTCATACAAAGCAAAGTAAATTATTAGGACCTTTATATTTGCTTATTATCGGTATTCCTAGTATCAGTTGGGCATATTTAAGAGATAGGAAAAAATATCCAAATTATTATGCATTCTATACAGAATCATGGGCTAATAAATGTGCAGGATTAATAGTTAAAGAAATTAATGGATATTATTATACAGACTTTAAAGAAAATACTTAATATAATTATTGTAATTTGAAACGATACGCCGGGGGACACGTGACGTTATAAATCTTTCGTATGCAGAAAATTATGATCTCATCAATGTAGCGTCGGACATTCAAAGTAAAATTGCCCTTCAATATAGAATTTATAGAGTATATGTAGGTTTAATATATGAATGCATACAATTATATTAAATTGAAATAAAGGGTAATATTGGAAGTATTGATTGTAGCTGCATGGTGTAAGGGCTTAGCATAACTCAAGAACACGGAGGAGGAACGAAGTTCGAGTCTCGTTGTGGCAACTAATAATGGATAACATAAAATTATGTTATCCATTTTTTATTTTATAAACAATTTCTATTATTTTAAATATAATTTAAAATAAAATATGCAGAAAACTAAATGAAAAGTAATTTTATTCACATTTGTTTTGTTATTGATGAAAGTGGCAGTATGTCTTCATCAGTAAATGATGTTATTGGCGGCTTTAATAAACTTATTAAAGAACAGAAGGATGAAAAGAATGGTACATGTGCAGTATCTTTATTTAAATTTAATGGTAATGTAACAGAAGTATATAGAGGGAAAGACGTTAAGGACGTTAAGGAATTAAAGGAAGGTAAATCTGTTTCTTGGTTCCATCCATTTAATAGTGGAAAATTTTCTACTGTACTTAATGCTGGAACTACTGTTAATGAATCAGAAACTACAGATGATAATGAATGTACATATTCACCAGGTGGATGTACTGCTATGAATGATGGTATTGGTACAGCGATTGATAAGATTGGACAATGGCTTGCAGCTATGCCTGAAGAAGAGCGTCCAGAGAAAAACCTTATTGTTATTATGACTGATGGCGAAGAAAATGCTTCGCAGGAATATACATTAGCAAAGGTTAAGGAAATGATTAAACACCAGGAAGACAAATATTCATGGTCATTCATGTATCTTGGAACCGATATTAGAGATACAAAAGATGCAGATGCATATGGTTTTAAGATGAGAGCTTATAATACCCGTGATAATATAGGCAATACTTATAGTTGTCTTGCAAAATCTGTATCAAGTTATCGTAATTATGATGTTAATTTAGATGCTGCTACAAAGTCTATGGCATTCTCAGCAGAACTTGATACAATGGCTGCAGATCTTAATACTGAATATGAAAAGGAAACAGGATTGAAAATGGCCTAATAAAAAATAAAAATAAAAGTAATAGAAAGATGGTTAATATCAATTCTGTATAAAATTATAGGATTAATATTAATCATCTTTATTTTATTATGATAATAATACCAGACATACACGGAAGAACATTTTGGAAGGATTGTGTAAAAGGACATGAAAATGAGCAAATAATATTTTTAGGGGATTATCTAGATCCATATCCCGCGGAATGGATAACAAGAAAAGACGCAATATTAAATTTCCAGGAAATATTAGAATTTAAAAAGGCTCATATGGATAATGTTATATTACTATTGGGCAATCATGATTTTATACAGTATATCTTTAAGAAAATGCATGAATGTAGAACAGATTTTACTAATATGAAAAAGATAGAAAATCTGTTTAAAGAAAATATGCATTTATTTAAAGTAGGTTATTATAAGAAATTAAAGTATAAAACATATTTGTTTACACATGCAGCTTTCTTAAAGAAATGGGTAGAAGATTGCGGAGAGTATTTGGCAGAATTTAAAACACCTGAGGAAATAATAGATTTCTTAAATGATATACTTTTCACAGATCCTGATTTACTTTGTGAATTAATAAACAGAGCAGGATATTGTAGAGGCGGATGGCATCCTCATGGTTCAATTGTTTGGGGAGATATAAGAGAATGTTCCGCAAAACATCCACAATTTAAGAGATATTATAATATATTTGGACATACACAATTAAAGAGTCAGCCTATTATAGAAAAATTCTTGGCATGTTTAGATTGTAGAAAAGGATTTATATTAGATGAAGAAACAAGAGAAATAAAAGCAATTGAAAACCAAAATGAAAAATCAGAATAATATTATAATGGAAGGTATACCAGAAAAATGTGAATATGGTAATATGGAATTAGATCATATAGATTATGATGAAGATACAAATATAGTTCATGCATATTTTATAAGACCTATAAAATCATTAATTATGAAATTTACACTAAAAAGCAATGAAAATAATTGATAAAATAATAACTATATTAATACTTATAAAGAATGTATTAATAAGAAAGAAGAAATATAGATTACGTTTTAAAGCTGAACGTGATTCTGTGGTAAAGCGCTGGTATTATGATTTTCCTAATTGGGGATTTTCTCATGATAATCTTGAAATGGTATCAGGTGCTGATGGATTGTGTGAAAAATATGCAGAAGGTAAAGATAATGTTACTGTTGATATAATTGCATCAAAACGACCATTAGATCCAGATGCTTATCAAGGATATGATGAATATCGTCGTTATGAATATTCAGAATTCACATTAGGCGCAAGTTATATTAATAAAGTAAAGAAATTTTATACAAATGAGGATGGTTCATCATCTACAAAAGAAGTTATAACTACTATGTGGATATGTCCAGTTACATTATTTGTATTGGGCCGTTATCCAAGATACATATATATAAAACCATTTAAAAAAGAAAAGAAATAATTATGGGAGTATTGCAAGCAGCAGAAGCATTTATTACAAGTAAACCAAAGAAATCAAAAGAAGTAGCAGATATTATAAATCATATAATGTCAAAGAATCCTTCATTTGTAAAAATGGAAGAAGGAAATAAAGAAGATAATGCAAAGAATGTAGATTATTGGCTTTATTGGGATGAAAAGAAATTTGGTATTTATGCAAAAGAAAATTCTGAAGGAAATAATAATGTTGCATTACCTTATGAAAATGGACCATTAGTAGATGAAAAAGCAAATGAATGCAATTTAATAGCATTTATATTTGATAATACTTTGTATTTAGTAGACAGAAGAAAACTTTTGACATATATTAATGGAGAGATAAAAGCAAATCCAGGATTCTTACGTACTACAGATACAGGTATAAAATGGGTTTTGATTATGAAATATGTATTTATTGGATTGGCAGAATTCGGATATAAACAGAAATAATTATGTTAGGTAAAGAGAAAAACAAATATAAGGCATATGTAAAACTTATAAATAAATGTTTATTTCATACTCTTCAAAAATATACAGATGATAAAATATCTTATAATAATACAGAAGAGTTGATAAAATTATTTCATAAGTATAATATTACATTTAATCGTGAAGTATGGGCAGATTTTGTAGAAGTATGTAAAACACAAAAAGCTTTTAAAAATCTCGCTTATACATATGAGCAATATCCTATTGAATTTCTTCAGAAAGATGCTTGTGTTGAATATATTATGCTGAAACGTAAAAATGATTTTGCTGAAAGTGTAATAGATACTCCAATAACTACTTTGGATTTTGAATTATTAAATCAGGAAAATGGCATACTTTATTTACAAAGAGTAATGCTATATTATTTAGATACTTGGCGTATATTCCGTAAAGTCAGAGAATATATTAAAATTAATCCATTTGATAAATGATAACTGTTACAGATAAACAAATTGATACTGTATTAAAAAAGATAACAGCAGTAAAAGGTAAATCACATGTATTGCATTTACCAGATGGTTCTACTATATATGGTAAACTTTCAAGAAAGCAGAAAAAACTAGCTATCAAGCAAGCAAAGAAAAATTTAAAGGTCATGGTAGATCATTTAAGTCATGAAATAGATATGAGGATTCTTGAAAGAATGAAAACAGAACATCCTGAATATTGGGAAAAGAAAAATATAGATAAAAAAGAGAATAATTAATTTAATTATTCTCTTTTGCATTTTTTAGTAGTTATTTAATATTTTTAATAGTGAAAACAGAATTTATAATTATTGAGCATTCTATACAATATAAAGATAGAGGATGTTATCCTACAGAAACATATGTACATGTATATGATATAGGTGGATTTGAAACAAAAGAAGATGCTCAGAAATTTTTAGAACAAAAATATGCAGATTTCATTGTTGAAAATAATACTCATCATATTAATTATAAGGGATATAGATATGAAAAATTAAAAAAGAACACTTGGAAAATGGCATCTGAATATGATTTTTGGCATAATAATACATATACTATTTTAAATTTTAATATTATAAAAATATACAGAGATGAATAATCAGAAATTAAAACCTATACCAGAAGTTGGCAAATTCTATCATTTCTTTGATGATGGTAAACTTTCTCCAGGAAGACATTATATCTGTAAAGTAGAGCAAGTAGTAAAATATGATGATGCAAGGGATATTATTATTAAAGATATTTCTGTATGGGATAATAATGGTGTATATCATAAAGAAAATAATACTCTTATAGAATGTTGGCTAAAAGAAAAGAAATGTAATGATTGGATATATGCTGATGCTACTGATTATTTTGTTGAAGTATCATGTCCAAAGTACGATAAGTATAATTTATGGTTTGCACGTACAAAAGACGGTGGTTGGTATTCACTGGATATACAATCTGGATGGCAAGGTGGACGATTAGATGTTACTGGAGAAATATATGATAATATTATCAAATACTGGAAAGAAAATGGATATGATATTTCTCCATTTACAAATACAAAATATAAATGAGATTATATGACATATGAACATTTAATAGATTATATAAATAACTTTGACTATATTAAAAATAATAATATAGCTGTAGAAAAAATACAATTTCAAGAAGTTAAATCTACTGGACATAGATATATTTGGGTAAGATTTAAGAAACAAAAATATAAAGCAGGATTATATCTTTGGCCACATGATATACGATATACACAAGTTCAACCGGCATTTAATGTAGGTATTGGAGAAGATGATAAAGATGGTTGGACTATAGATATACGGAGAAAATTACTTCATTGGTTGTTTTGCCGATTTTGGATTTGGATTAAGCATGTAGATAGAATATATGATCAATATGTAAACGGTAATTGGGGGAAGAATTTATGGTGTACAGAAGATGATAAATGGAGTATAGATATTTTTACAGGACTTATACATGATGGGTGGAGTATATCTAAGCATACAATAGAAGATGTGTTAGATTTAAACATTCCTTTAAGAGAAATGTATAACTTATATAATGAGGATGTTAGCGATAATTTATATAATAATTATGGGCATATAGAATATGGTAATATGACATATAAAGAACTAACAACAGATGAAGAATTTAAAAATGTTAGAATAGGATTTTAATGAATAATACATATTTAGAATTATATAATAAATGGCATGAATCTTTTATGTTTTCTGCTCATGGTAGTGCAGATCCTGCAGCAAAACCATATTATGAAGAGTTAAAGAAATGGTGTATAGAAAACCCCAAGGAATTTAAAGATTCAGTATTAGAGCAACTTAGACAAGAACCAGGTTGGGCAGTAGGGTTGCTTGATGATATATATGGTGAAAAACTTGGAGTAAAAGCAGAGGGATATGTAGGTTTAAAAGATTGGTGTAATTTTTGGGTACTTATTCTTGAAAACAGATTAGAGAACCATAAAAAAGGTGATATACTTCCATATATCTATAAAAATTATGATGCATATCAAAAATATATGAAAGATCATTATATAGCATGGAACCCTTTTAGAGAAGATGATCCAAATGTAACTTTTGATGAATTCAAACAAGGTAAAAGAAATCCTAAAAAACCTTAATATATTTTTATATTACAAAAATAATTATTATATTTGCAGTAAATAATTAAAGTTATGAGATATAAAAGTACAACTGTTCTGAAACGTCGATGTACATTATTTGAAATTGTTGTAGACGGTAATAAGGAATATCATTATATTTCTAATAATAATCGTAATACTTTTTTTAGATGGAGTAAACAACTGCGTTTGAATAACCCTTTTACTGTTAAAGAAGTAAATAAGTATTTGAATGCATATTTTACAACAAAGAACAAGCATTATACAGTAATACGTCATATTCAGCAATTAGAAGAGATTGAAATGCTTCTAAATGAATTTTATGATTGGGTATTAGCACATCCAAAGCATTTGGCAGTATTCAGAAAGTTTGATGGCGTACAGAAAGCACATAATATATGGTGGTTAGAAAGGGGAGGTGATGTATGTTGCTATGCAACGGATTTACCAGCATGTCAGGAAATTTATTGGGCAGCATTACGTAATCCGAGAACTACAGAAATTATTGATAATGCCAATAACAAAAATAAGAAATAATTATGGGTACATTTTATATAGTTGGAGTAATTATTGCTACTGTATTAGGCATAATGCTTTTAATTGTAGCAGAAAGAGAGAATAAAAACAAAGTAGTAAAAGATGAATTGCAACCAGGGATGGTGGCAGTTATAGGACTTATGTCATGGTTTTCTGTTGTAATGATTCTTTGGAAATATAGGCCTCAATTGAAGAAGTTCTTTGAGAAAGGTTAATAATTGTGTTTTTCATCGTAAAATTAGATTAATTTTTTTATAAATTGATGCGGGTTTGTTGTGAAACATGTCCCGCATTTTTTCATTGTAATAAATATAAAAATATATTCCATATAAATGAATAATTAGATAAAACATATAGTTGAAGCATTTGATTTCAATTCTATTAATAAAGATAAAAAACACTTAAATATATCAGATATTGTAATAAAAAATATTTTAAATAAAGTTGCAATAAAAGATAAAACAATAGATGATTTAATAACAAAAGATGAATATAACATATTAATTTCATTTACTGGTATATATCCTGTTAAAGATATAGAGGAATTAAAATCAATAATAGGTTCATTTATTGCAAATTTTGGTAATGAATGTAATCTTAATTGGATTGATGTAAGTAATATCACAGATTTTTCTGATTTATTTTGGGGAAGTACATTCAATGGTGATATTTCTAAATGGGATGTATCTAATGCAACAAATATGTATGGTATGTTTTCATGTTCTAAGGCTTTTTAGGGAGACTTATCTTCTTGGGATGTTAGTAATGTCACAAATATGGAAAGGATGTTTATGTAGTCTACTTTTAATGGAAACATTAGTACATGGGATGTAAGTAATGTCACAAATATGCGGGATATGTTTGAAACCACTAAATTTAATGGAGATATTAGTAAATGGGATGTAAGTAGTGTTACTGATATGACACGTATGTTTGCATATAATACATCATTTAATTAGGACATATCTTCATGGGATGTATCAAGTGTTATAAGTTTTTAGGAAATGTTTTATTCAAATACCGCATTTAATAAGGATTTATCTAAATGGAATATTAATAAAATTATTAATGCGGAAAAGATGTTTGCTAGATCAAATTATAACAAAGAATCTATATATAATTGGAATGTAAGCGTATCAAGTAATTTAAAAGATATGTTCAAAGATTGTCCACTTAAACCAAAATTTAATTATATGTATGTATGAATAATTATATAAAACATATAGTAGAAACATTTGATTTTAACTCAGTTAAGAAATAGAATAAGAAAATTAATGCAGTAGCTACTGTATTACAATATATTATATAGAAAATTGATAACAGAGAAAACTTATCAAAAGATGATTATGATATATTAAAGAATTGTGTAGGAATATATAAGGTATCGGATCATGATGAATTACAAGAGTTAATAAGTTATTTTATAAAATAGTTTGATAATGAATGTAATCTTAACTGGATAAATGTCAGTAATGTCACTGATATGAATCATATGTTTGACAGTTCTAAGTTTAATGGTGATATTAGTCAGTGGGATGTCTGCAATGTAACTGATATGAATAGTATGTTTACATAGTCTAAGTTTAATGAGGATATTAGTTAGTGGGATGTAAGTAATGTCACTGATATGAGTTGGATGTTTGCATATTCTAAGTTTAATAAGGATATTAGTTAGTGGGATGTAAGTAATGTCACTGATATACATGATATGTTTTATCATTCTATGTTTAATAAGGATATTAGTAACTGGGATGTTAGTAAGGTTACTGATATGGATAATATGTTTACTAACTGTCCAATAAAAAAAGAATATAAGCCAAAATTTAAAAATGATTAATGAATAATTATATAAAACATATAGTAGAAACATTTGATTTTAATAATATTAATAATCAAAAGAAATCTGTTAATGTATATGATGTATTGTTATAGAATATAAGAGAAAAAATAAGTGGATATGAAAAATTAACAGATGAAGATTATAAGTTATTAAAATCTAATGTAGGTATTTATAAAATATCTGGTAAAACTAGATTAAAAGAATTAATAGAGTATTTTATTAAATAGTTTGGTAATGAGTGTACTCTTAATTGGATTGATGTAAGTAGTATTGATGATATGTCAGAACTATTCTATTTTTCAGATTTTAACGGCGATATATCTAAATGGAATGTAAGTAATGTTATTGATATGTATAAAATGTTCTATCAATCAAAATTTACAGGTGATATTAGTAAATGGAATGTCAGTAACGTTGCAGATATGGCGCATATGTTTTATGGTTCCGATTTTAATAATAATATATCTAAATGGGATGTATCTAATGTTATTAATATGTCCTGTATGTTTTTTGGATCTAAATTTAATAATGATATATCTTCTTGGGATGTAAGTAGTGTAGAGGATATGTCTGGTATGTTTAAATTTACTGAGTTTAATGGTGATATATCTAAATGGGATGTTAGTAGTGTAGAGGATATGTCTGGTATGTTTATGAGAAACCCTGATTTTAAAGGGGATCTATCTAATTGGGATGTTAGTAGTGTTACTGATATGGAAGATATGTTTAATCATTCTGAATTTAATGGTGATATTGGTAACTGGGATGTTAGCAATGTTACTAATATGAAAAATATGTTTTATTGCTCATGCTTTAATAAAAATATATCAAAGTGGAATGTAAGTAAAGTGACAAAAATAAAAGATATATTTGAATGTCCTATTAAGAAATCATATATGCCAAAATTTAATATGGATAATATATCAGAAGCTTTTGATTTTGGATCTGTTAAAAAGACTACCGGAATATAGAAAACAGTAGAAGATATGAAAGCCCTGCATTATAGAATGGAAGATGGTATTGCATATATACTTAAAGGTATTATTCCTCCGGCAGAATATGCAGATCTTTTTATGATGGATGCAATTTATGTACCTAAAGGAAAAACTGAATTAAGAGCACTTATAAAACAATGTATAAAAGTATTTGGAAATGAATGCAGTTTAAATTGGATAGATGTTTCAAAAATAAAAAAATTGGATAAATTGTTTTTTAAATCAAATTTTAATGGTGATATATCTCGATGGGATGTTAGTAATGCTATATCTATGGAATATATGTTTTTCCAATCATATTTTAATAAGGACATAAGTAATTGGGATGTAGGTAATGTTGTTAATATGAAAGGCATGTTTTCTCAGTGTTCATTTAATTAGGATATTAGTAAATGGAATGTATCTAATGTTACTGATATGTCTTATATGTTTTCTGATAATCGATTTTTTAATACTGATATTAATGATTGGGATGTAGGTAATGTTGTTAATATGAAAGCAATGTTTGCAAATAGCCGTTTTAATAAACCATTAAATAATTGGAAAACATATAGTGCTGTTAATATGGCAATGTTATTTTATGGTTCTAAATATGATAAGCCATTAGATGATTGGTATACAGATAATGTTAAAGATATGTCATAGATGTTTTTTAGAGCAGAATTTAATTAGGATATACAGGCATGGGATGTAAGTAATGTAAGGTTAATGCCAGAAATGTTCGCCTATAATAATTTTTTTGATCATGATTTATCTATGTGGGATACATCTAATGTTAAAAATATGTTTGGTATGTTTGAATTCTCTTCTTATGATGGTGATATATCTGGATGGGATACATCTAATGTAGAAACAATGAGTTGTATGTTTTATGAAGCAAAAGAGTTTAATGGAGACATTAGTAAATGGGATGTTAGCAAAGTAAAAGATTTTTCAAGAATGTTTATGCGTGCGCATAAATGGAATTCTGATATAACTAAATGGAATACAATAAGTGCAGAGACAATGGATAGCATGTTTGAATATTCTAATTTTTGCCAAGATATTTCTCACTGGAATGTAAGTAATGTAAAAACACGAAAACGTTGCTTCGTACAAAGTAATATGCCATATGATGGAGAATATGAACCAAAGTTTAAAGTATATAATGAATGGGAAAATAAATAAAAGCAATATATTAATATAATAAAAATTAAAGGATACTGAATTTCAGTATCCTTTATAATTACATTATATCTTTAATATATTCTTGCATTGCTCGTAATAGTGTAATTTCTATATCTTCTTTATATTCTGTATTTGGATATGCGGTAAGTAATTCTTTTACTTCTTTATTTGAACTTAATTCTCTTTCACAATCAGCAAGAATTGCTTTTACTAAGTATAGATAATTTGGTTCTCTATCACCATTCACATAGTCTATAAGGTCTGTTTCATTCCAATTTATTACCCATTCTTGATTAAGAAAATCTAATTCACCTTCTGCAATAACTCTAAGGCATTCCATATCATCATGTGTATATTCCTGTGATTCATATAAACGGATTTCTACCCCATTTTCTTTAGCTTTCTTCATTTTACCTGAATCTGAATCAAGGTCATTTGTAAACAATATTTTGCATTCTTTCCACGATGTTGTATTTTTATATTCTGGATGTGCTTTCAGCCATTCCTCCTTTGTTTCATAATCTGTCACATCTGCTGGAGAACCTGTCATGATAATAGGAATTTTTTTATCTTCATTTTCATTCATCCTCTAAAGATTTTCATATAAACGAATTTCTACTCCATTCTGTTTTGCTTTCTTCATCTTACCGGAATTAGATTCAAGATCATCTGTAAATAAGATTTTACATTCCTTCCAAGATGTCGTATTTACATATTGTGGATGAGCTTTTAACCATTCATCTTTTGTCTTGAAATCTGTAATATCAGAAGGTGAACCTGTCATAATAATAGGAATTCTGTCTTGTTCATCATCTTCATGACCTTCAGCAGGAATATCATAAGATACTCCAAGTTCATCAGCAAATTCTTTAACCATCTTAATTTCTGGAGAATTCAAATCTAATGCCCATTGATATGCAACACCAGGAATGCTTGTAGTATCTACAACTTCACCTCTAATTATTTTTGCACATACTTGACTTGCACGTTCACCGCAGCTCTTAAAGCAACAACTTGCAATAATATCTTCAAGCGTCATATGTTCTCTAAAGTCACGTAATGCATCACATATATTTCTAATAGACTTTGTATCTCCAAGTGTATCAATAATTGTATCGCGTTTATTAATTAATTGTACAAGATTTGTAAGAGGATTAACAATATTATGTAAAGCATCCCAAAGGGTATTAGCCATTGCCGGACCAATACCATTTATATTCAATGTTTTTGCTGATGCCACAAAGCTATTCTTCATTTTGCCATCATCAGTAAACTGCTTCATTAAATGCATATTTCCTGATTTTGGATCAGTTTCTACATATCCATCCTTAGGTTTCTTTATTTGCTCATCTGAACATCCTTTTGCTTCTACAATTTCATAGATATATGGAATAATATCACCTGCCATTGATACACGAACAATAGAACCAATACCTACGTGTTTTGTCATAACATAATTATAATTATGCATTGAGGCTTTCTTTACTTCTTTGCCATCAAGTTGAATAGGATTAATATATGCAATAGGCGTATATTCACCATCTTTACCGCATGTCCATTTAATGTCAATAATTTCAGTACCTTCCATCATCGGCATAAATTTCATGGCTATACAATCATCCGGACGTTCTTTCTTATCATTATAAAGTCTTGAAGATGCAGCAGGTTTAAATACAATACCATCAAGTGCATATGGAGATATATTACGACGATAATCATCGTATTCACTATAAATTTCCTGTAATTCTTCCACTGTTAATTTACCTCTATAATTATGCACCTGACAATATGCATCATCTGGAAGTTCTCCGATATGGTTCAAATATGGGGCAATCATTCTATAAGTAGGATCTTTTGGATTCATCCAAGAAATTTCTGTAAATTTACCAGAAATCCCATCTACAAAGCGATAATCATAGCATACAAAATGTAAATCACCAGACATTTCTTTCTGCTCTTTTTTATCCTCCCACTTAGAATTAATACAACCTGCAACAAATGCACGAGGATTTGCGAAATCTTGATAAGATTCTTTAAATGATGCATGCGGAACAAGAACTTCTCCTCTAATACAAAGAATATCATTAGAACCATCTTCACATATAGATGTTACAGCATCATCAATCTTATCCCAATATTTTCCATAAAGTGTTTTTTCAAACCATTTGTATATATCTGTTCCATAAGCACCATCGCCACGGGTAGAGCAAGAAATTAAAACTGCTTCATTATTATCATTCTTAAATTCAAGAGAGAATGAACATCCGTCAAGCTTTGGCGTAGTTTCATATACAGTAGTACCTTTTGATTTATTAAGATACTTAGTAATCTTTGCTGCAGCCTCTTCCCAATTGACTTCACCTGTTTTTTTGTCTTCTTTAATCTGCACTTTTGCTAAGCTACCCATTATAAATGAGTGCTTTTGTGTATAATTGCCTTTTTTACTGCCAACATAGCTTTTATTTTCAAGACCTAATTCTTTTTCAAGCTGATCATAGTCTGCATCTGAAATAATTTCCTCACCATTATAATATGCATCTTTTGCTCTATTAAATAAGTCTCTTTTTTGTTCTAAACTTAAATTCGGATCAAGCATAATATTAAATTTATTTTTATAAAATATTTATATGTTAAAACTTTTCAACTATTTTATTGTATTATAAAATAATTGTTATAAACAAGTATATTAATAAATATTAAAATTTATAGTATTATATTAAAATTAATATGAATTTAAAATGAAGACAATTAA